ATGGCAGGTTGGTCGACCGTGTCGTTGTGCGAACTGCTTGCCCCTGTCTCAGTCCACCTCTGCCGGGAGGGTTGGGGAATGATAGTTGGCATCCGCGAGCTATCCTCACCTACTCGGATCCAGCTTTCGCGTCGTAAGGGCTGGCGCCTCCCCGAGGGTGCAGTCCGCGTGTCGCGCCCCGGCCCGTTCGGGAATCCGTGGAGCGTCAGGGAATGCGCGCAGACGCTGGATTTGACCGAGAACGCCGCGCGACATCAGGTCGTCCAGTGGTTCAAGGAATGGCTGGCGCTCGCCAACGACCATGAGAGCCTGAGTGACCTCGGGCATTTCAGCGGGACGCGCGAGGCCCACGCGACGCTTCACGCCCGCCTTCCGGAGCTTCGGGGCAAGCATCTCGCGTGCTGGTGCCGCCCCGACGAGGCCTGCCACGCTGACGTTCTGCTCGAACTCGCCAACCGTCCAATCTGCGAGGCGGTCGAAGGTTCTGGCCAGAACCTCGCGGATGCGCACTCTAAGAATCCCCCGGAGGCAGAGCATGGCTGAGAAGAGCGCATTCCTGACGAAGCTTGCCGGCGTCCACGACCGGCTGGCGGCTGTCCACCCGAGCCTAGCTCGCGGTCGGGTATGGTGCCGTTCATGCGGCGCCTCACAGGGCGTCAACTCTGCGGGCGCGCTCCGCAACGGCTGGCCGAAGTGCTGCGGCTACACGATGACGATCGACAGTCCCGAAGAACGCCGCGCCCTCGACGAGGCCACCCATGACCGGTGAGGAGGACGCCCCTGCCGAGATGCCGGGGGAGCGGGAGATTGCATCTGCGATATATCAGGCCCGTAATGGCAAGGGCTGCGTCCACTGGAGCCGGCTACCGCACTCGCATCAGGAGCCTTATCTGTCTGATGCGCGTACAGTTCGAGCCCTCTTCGCCCCGATCCTGGCGGAGAAGGAGCGGAAGGCGATGCGGCGATGGACAGCAGCACTCTCGCAGGCTCAAGACTGGCGCAACGTCGCGGAGAAGGCCGAAGCCCGCGCCCTAGCCGCAGAAGCCGCGCTCGCTGCGGAGAGGGAGCGAATTGCCGCGAGCCTTGATGCGCAAGCTGATGCTCTATGGGAGCGTTGCGAGACGAAGAGATCCGAACCGCCCTCTATCGACGAACAGGCTGATGCGGCTCAAGCATTCGCGCTACAGAAAGCAGCAGCAGCCATACGGGCGGAGGGGCCGGGCTAGTCCTTCACGCCCCGCGCCAGCGCGTCCTCATGCGGCGGCTCAAGCTTCGCGCGGGATAGATCACCCTCAAGCCATTCCGCCGTACGGGCCTTATCGTGGGCCATGCCGCGCCAGACGTTCCGGCTCCCGCAGTGGCTGCATACGACCCTGATGCGGTCGAGGGGCGTCATAATGCCCCGAGCGGCGCACTCAACCGCAGCCATCCGCCCGCAGTCCTTGCATTCGCACAGGAGCGGGACACCGTGCATGAAAAGCGTGTGGCGGTTGGGACCGGCGAACATGCCTCCGGTTTGGCATCGGAGGGCGTGGAGTCAAGACCGATCGGAACGAACACGCCACGCTCCCGTTGAGCCGCCACAGGAGGCGGCCATGATCAGCACGCAGGTGGAATACGAAGCGGCCATGGAGCGCATCCAAGAGCTGAGTGGCGCCCTCGAAGGAACCCCGGAAGAAAAGCAGCTGATCCAGCTCGTCCTCGATGTCGAGATCTGGGAGACGAAGCACAGGCTCTGAAACGAAAAAGGGCCGCCGCTCCCGAAGGAACGACGGCCCAAGTTTAGGGAGGAAACGCCCAGGGAGGGCGGCCGCTTAGGGCGACCAGTCCATCACCGCCCGCCCCGACGTGGGGCAACGGGCTGCAATTGCTTCAGCATCTCCTGTGCCATAATCTCCGCGCGCCGGACGATCTCGGCGTCCTCGGCACGCTCCTGGCTCAGCGCCAGCATCCGTTCGAGGGCAGTCGCCACGCGCTCGATCGCGAGCGTCGTCTTCCCCTGCTCTGCCGCGAGTTCGAGTATCGGCCGCATGTCGGCGATCGACAGGCCGGGGATGATGCGATCTCCGGACGGTGTCGTCGGGTTCTTTCGATCCTTCAGATACTGCCGGATCATGATCCCGCCGATGACGATGCCGGCAATCGCAGTGCCGATCAGGTTCTCGGTCGTCAGGCCATCAGGGAGTTGCATCGGCGACGACCCGGTCCATGTTCGCGGCATCCTTGGTCGCGGCGACGATGTTCATCGCGTCGAGGACAAAAAGGCCGGGATACACGGCAAGGCCCGTCGTAGCGGCGTCGGACGCCCAGAGGCCGAAGCTGATCTGGAACCAGAGAAAGCAACTCAGGAACGACGCGAACGCGCGAACATGTGGGGACCAGCGTCCATACCACGTCCCAGAGAACGTCCCGTTGATAATGAGGGCGAGAAGCCGAAAAATGCCGATACCGATCGCGAACCATCCCCATGCGGTTTCGCTCATCATCGCGGCCATCTGCGCCCAGGCAGGATTGCCGGCGAAGGTCGGCGCGGGCGAGATCAGGATCCAGCCCCAGACCACCATGATTCCAGCGAGCACCCATTCCGAGCGACGCGCCGGGAAATGGTCGTGGATACCGAGATAGAGCCTGACCGGCAGGGGGTGGTTGCGATAAGGCAATGCCGCCTCCCTATCGCGCGGTGACGCTCGGGTCTTCGACCTTGCGGGCGATCTCCGGCGTTGTCCGGATTTCTCGCACCTCCGGCAGGGCGGCGGCCGACGCGACCAAACCCGCCTTGCGGCGCAGCCAGAGGCTATACCCCGTCGTCGCGATGTTCATGATCAGGCCGACTGCGATCTCGGCCGAGCCGGCATCGATGACACCCTTTGTGACGAGTGCCGCGCCGGCGCTCTGCAGGAGCGTGCGGACAAGGCTCCAGAATTGCTCGATCGTGAACATCGGTCAGGCTCCTGCGGCTGCGGTCTGGACGGGAACGCCGGTTGCTCCTCCGGCAGCGAGGACAGCCTCATAGGCCTTGGCGGCGGCGGTGAGCGCGGAGGCGACGTCTGCCGGCGGGTTGTCGCAGACCGAGCTGACGGCCGCGGCTGCTTGCTTGGCGAGAGCCTTATGTTTCTCGGGCGCGAAGATGCTGGCGCCCATGGCGACCGCTCGAAGCGCGCCGCAGTAGCGCGAGAGCTGCTCAGAGACCTGCGCGACCTTTGTGTCGTACTTGGTCTGGCCGATGACCTGGCCGGCGCCGGCGGCGATCTGCTGCCAGCCCGAGCTCGATGTCTGCGAAAGCTGATAGCCGGTGACGTTCTGGCAACCGGCGAGCGCCAGCGCTCCCAGGGCGACGAGCGCCAGGATGACACGGTTCATGATGTGCTCCGGAGTGTGGCGGCTGGCCCGGCCGCTGCGGGCTCCCCCAAATGGAGGATGCAACAAAATTGACCATCCCTAGTTTTTCGCCTGCGGCGTTGGGGATGAGTTATGTCTAAAAATTGGAAGTTGATGCTCGCTGCAAAGCGCGCGAAGGCGAAGCGTGCTCAAAAGAAGCTCGCCAAGCATAATGAAGATACGAAGCCGAAATTGACGATCGTTTCGTCTCGGGAGGAAGACAACGAAAACAGATCAAAGAGATGCGCATGATCACGCGGCTCGGAAAGCTCAATCTTCGTTGTTTGATACTGGCACCTTGGCGCTAAGGATCACCTTGCCGCCGGCGGGCTTAGGATAGGTGGCCGGCCAGCGCATACCGAGCAGGCGGGCCTTGTCGAGGCGGACGATGGAAATCGAATCGGCCTGGTTCCCACCGAGCACATGGAGAAAGCCCTGCGCATCCTCTCCAGCGTAGAGCCCGACGTGTCCGAAGGTCCCGGTCTTCGAGCCGCGCCAGAACACCAGGACGCAGCCGAGCGCGGGCGTCGCGAGCGGAATGCCGAGCTTCAGCCAGTTCCGGGCGAGGTAGGGGTTCACCGGCTGCGGCTCGTCCGGCAGCGTCAACGCCAGGCAGGTCTGCACCGCATCGGCACACCACGGCAGCTTGGCGGGATCGCCGAGCGTCCTCCCGTCGGATCGCAGCCAGGCCATCAGCTTCGACCGGTCGCGGACCTCGTGCAGCCCCTTCCGGCGGAGCAGCTCCTCGTACCAAGGCGGCGCCACAGGCCCGCGCGGGATGATCGCGGCCGGCGCCTTGCCCGCGTTGATCAGCGCCAGCTTGAGCGCCTCCCAGGTCTTGGGCCCGGCGATGCCATCGACGTGGATGCCGACCGCCGACTGGAACGACTTTACGGCAGCGCGCGTGTTGGCCCCGTAGAAGCCGTCCATGCCCTTGGGGTCATAGCCGAGCGCGACCAGCGCCCGCTGAATGGCGGTCGTATCCATGAAGTTTCCCGACGTTGCAAGACGTGAATTCCGCCGGCGAAAGCGCGGCGGCAACCGAACGTTAACCAAACTAACGCAGGGTTATGGAGCTCGGCCTTCTGCGAGCACTTCTGGTGAGACTAGCAATCGACCGCCGCCCCTGAGCGGTCGATTGCATTTCACTTCGACCTGATCGCTAACGTGACCGTCTGGTCCATGGTCCGACCGCCGACTGTCGTGATGCGGTTCAACAGGTTGTAGGATTGATCGACGGTCCCCCCCGAGAGCCAGATGATGGCCCTCGAACCCGAGACAGAATCCTGGTCCCGCGCTAGGCCATCCGGCACCGTCCAGGTTGACGATGCGATGGTGTCGCCGGCCAGCCGAGCCTTCCAGTCGATCGCATAGTCGAGAACCTCGTCCGGGTCCTTGGACCATTCGGTCGAACCGGCCGGACACCCGCCATATCGCGCCATGCTCTATCCCCTTGCGGTGATCGTGCGGCCTTGAGGGGCCGCCTGGACGGTTCGAGATTGCAGCGGCGGCACAGACAACCTGGTTTCAAGTCTGGTGCTTACGGTGCGCTCTTGCAGCACCGTCACAGCGAGCCTGTTTTCCGGCGCGACTAGGAAGGTGCGGCTGGCCGGCGTGTCGACCGAGAAGACGATCGCTCGGCCATAACCGGAGGTGAGCGCGACGCCATCGGCGCGAGCCGCCACGCTGACGATCGCGCCCTGTCCCGCCCAACCCAACGCTACCGACTGAGCGAAGCCGTCGGCTCTGGCGAGAGCGGACCATTGCCCGGCCACAGCTGAGACGGCGAGACTCGCAGCAGCAGCCTGCGCAATCGCCGATGCCTGCGCCGCCACCATAGCGGCAGAGGCCGAGCCGGCATCGCGCGCGGCAATGGCCGTTGACCGCCCGCCTGCAGCTGCGACCGCGAGTGACTGCCCCACCCTCGCAGCTATCAGCGCGCTTGCCGCCTGGGCTGCACTGGCGCCACTCGAAGAGCCCGCCGCCGAGACGAGGATAACTGGCGACGTGCTGGCGTGTGTCGAGCTGACGCTGATCGAGCTCGCTTGGAACGCAGCGAGAGAGGCTCCTCGACCTTCGGCTCGAGAAGACCCCGAGGAAAAAGCCTGGCTAGTCGCCGTAGATGCGCCACTGCCGGAAGCGACTGCTCCCGAAATCGACACAGCAGCCGTGGCGGCGAGAGAGGCCTGCCCGGCGCGCGCGGAACTGGCCGCCGCCGACAGAGCCGCAGCAGCTACCGTCGACGCCCCATCCCCAAGCGCGCTGGAAGCGCTTGTCGATTGGCCCGCCGACGCCGCAACCTGCGCGCCAGTCGCCGAGGCTACCGATGCGCTTGATGACTGGGCGACGGCAGAAAGGATCGCAGCGCCCTGCGCGAGAGCCTGCGCACCGGCTTGAGACTGTGCATCAGATGCTGCGACAGAGGCACTACGCCCGACCGCTGCGCTTGCGGCCGCCGACACTGCGCGCTGTGCGTTGGTCGCCGCGCCGAGACCCGAGGCTGAACTGGCGCCGGCCGATCGAGCCGATGCAGAGGTGATCGTGCCCCCGCCGGTCGGCGGCGCGAACGCCATGGCGCCGATGGCATGAAGCGCCGACGCGCTGGCCGTGGCGAGCAGGCTGCCCGTCGCCCCGGCAGAGGTGCGGACAGCGTCAGCCAGGAATATCCCGACCGTTGGCGAGGTGCCGTTCAGGCTATCTGCGCGCTCGGTCCACGCGCCATCGGCCGGGTTCGCGGTCGTGTCGGTCGAGCCCGAGCCCGTCGCCGGGTTGGTTGCGCGGAAGTTCGATACGGTGATGTTGCGGGCGCCGAAGACAGCGCCGACGATCAGCTCGCCCGCTGCACCCGTCGTGAGCCCGGTTCCGCTGATGGCGGTAGCGGCGGCTCCCAGCGGCGTGAGGACGCTTGTATCGAACGTCGGCGGCGCGGACTGGTCGGTGTAGCGATAGACAGCGACCACGCCGAGCGCGCGCGATCCACCTGTCCGGGTGAACACCATGCTCGGCGCCGAGCCGCCACGGATGATGTACGCCTGGAGGGACGAGGTGTCCGAGGCCGTCGTGTTGTTGGTGGTGTTGCCGCCTGTGTCCTGATTGGCCTGCGTCCAGCCCGCCGGGACGGTGAACCCGACGTTGCTGCGCATCGCGATCGCAGCAACAACCACGTCACCGGATTGCGAGCCGCTCGGCAGGGTGAGCGTATAATTGCCGCTGGCATTGACCGCAGAGACGGCGACGCCGACGAGCTGCCATGTGTGCGCGATGGCCGAGCTGCTGGTCGAGAAGGCTTCCGCCGAATCGCCGATCGCATTTGTGGCGATGACGCCAACCGACAGCGCCTTGCCAGCATCCGCCGCCTGAACTGTGTAGGTCCGCGTCGACGAGCGCGACCCAACGGGCGCTCCGTCACAATAGAACTGGACGCCGAAGCTGGTTGGGCTCTCGGTCCATGTGTCAGAGCCCGCCGTGATGACCTGGCCAACGACCGGCGTCGTGTCGCTCAGCGTCGGGGCGCTGGTATTGCTCGGCGGATTGGTCGGGGCCGGGCTGTAGCCGAGATAGGTGAACCCGCTCGGGACCGTGATACCCGCCGCGACCGGATCGTCGATCACGGTCATTGCCGCGCCGGCACTGGACAGCGCAGCGGCAGGGGTTCTCGCCCCCGAAATTAGAAACCCGCTTAGGCCGCCGGTCCCCGCAGCCGGGTTTCCCGCGCCGCTGACAATGGTCCCGTTCTTGTAGACCCAGATTAGATTGTTCGGCTCGTCGATGCAGACGAAAATGACATCGCCGTTGACGATGGGAGCAGCGCCCGAAAGCGTGGCACCAGACGGCGAGCCATTGCTGTTGGCAAGGCTCGCATTGGTGAACTCGCTGATATAGGTGCCGACGATGCTGTAGTTGGCAAAGTCGAGGCCTGTCGCGGCGGCGATAAGCTCGACAATATTGCCGCCATCGGCCAGCCCATCGAACCGCATCGCGAAGCAGCATTTGCCCGCGACGACTTCATTCAGATACGCGCCGGCGCCGAAGCCGCTCGCAGCCGTGCTGGTAGCGGTCTTGTTGCCGTTCGAGAGAGTGACAGCGACCGCGCCGGTAGTGGTGAACTGCAGCGGCACGGAACTACCCCACGATCACGATGATCGAGACGTTGGTGAGTGTGACGGTCACGCGACCGTCAGTCGTCGACGATGGTCGAGGCGGTGGTGAGCTGCGGCGTCACACCAGACGAAACCGCGATGGGTACGATCTTGGCCGCGACACCGTCGCCCGCATTCGAGAAGGTCACGGTCGAGCCGCCCTGTGTGGTGGCAATGGTGATCACGTCGGTCGAGACCGTCTTGACCCAGTAGAGCGTGCCAGCCGTCAGCCCAGTCGGGAGAACGGCGCCAGGCACGGTGTCGAAGACGACGCGATCGTCGACAGCAACACCGGACAGCGCCGGCAGGGTGATGTTGCCATTGGCCAGCGCCGAGAACGGGCCGAGGCTCGCGCCACCCACGGTACCGACATAGAGGATCTTGCCCGCGCCGCTGGCGGCCGTGCCGACGGCGAAGTGGGTGATCGCATTCGTGCCCGCCGTGCAGGCGCCGAAGTTGATCGCAGCGACAGGCGAGACGGAGTTGCCCGTGACGGCCCAGCCCGAGGAGGTCCGAACCAGCGCGATGCGCGCGTAGCCGGTGTAGTTCGCCTCCGAGCTGGTCTGCGAGCCTCCGCGCCCCGGATCCGCCGTGTGAAGCGAAATGTAGAGGTTGCCGAGCGGAGACGACGCAGCATTGTCGGCGAGGCCGGTGATAGCGACGGCCTGAAAAATCAGCTTCAGGAGGTCGTTGGCGAAGGTTGAGCCCTTGGGCATCAGCGTTCCTTTCAGGCATGAAAAAGCCGCCCGAAGGCGGCGGATGCGATATGGCGGATCCGAGTGTGGCCTTGCAGTCCAACGGCGCTACGGACTATCACCGCAGCATGGGCTTTGATCACGACACGAAACTTGCGAACCCAATCCCAGTGGCTGAGTTGCTGGAACTGGCAAAACGCTGCCTAGCGGCACGGGATGCGGTTGAAGCCGAGGCATCCCAGAGTACTGCGCCGGTTGACCGGAGCACGCTCGACGCGGCGGAAGCCGCGTTCCGCAACAGGATCGAGCAGTGCGTTGCCGCCGCAGCGCATCAGTCCGCGCCGTAACGAGTTCGCCGCCACATGGAAAAGTCGATCGAGCTGGGCGACGTGCACGACGCCAATTTCGAGACCAAGGTCTTCGAGATCTGGGAGCGCGACATTGCGAATTTCGTCGCTTCGTCGCGGTCGGAATTCAAGGCCACGCCCTGCCCCGCCTGCTTGAGCGACGATGGCGAGCGCTTCACCGAAGCGCGCGGCTTTACCCATCTCGCTTGCCCGCATTGCGGGACACTATTCATTTCACCGTGCCCGACGGACGAGATGATCGTCAGCTATATCGAGCAGGCCCCGAACTATCAGTTCTGGCACGAGCACATGCCGGAGCGGGTCAAGGCGAGCCGCGCCCGCATGTATGCCGACCGCGCGGCCTATGTGGTTTCGAAGATGCCGGGCCCGGGCCTTTCCCTGATCGAATTCGGCGCCGGGCGCGGTGAGATGGCGGCCGATCTCTATCGCAGCGGACTGTTCGATCGGATCACGCTGATCGACCCGCAGCCGATCGATGTCGACCTGCCCGGCGTCGAGGCCATTTCAAGCGGGTTTGAAACCGCGATCGACTCGGCTGCCTATGACGTCGCGGTCGCCTTCGAAGTGCTCGAGCACATCGTTGACCCCTCTCAATTGATCCAGAACGCCAGGCGCTCGCTGAAAGCCGGCGGGTTGCTGATCCTGTCGACACCGAACGGCGCGTCTTACGAAGTCGACCTGCTCCGCGAGAAGTCGAACCAGGTCCCCTTCGAGCACGTCCGGCTCTACAACCCGAAATCGATGGCCACTTTGCTGCAGCGCTTTGGCTTCGATGTCATCTCTGCCGAGACGCCGGGCGCATTCGACGCCGATATCCTGATGCGCAAGGTCTCATCTGGCGATCTCGACCTGGGGAAGAACGATGCGCTTCGCTTTGCTCTGTCGACCGAAGAGACGCGGCGCCAGTTCCAGGAACATTTGCGCTCGACGCTGCGGTCGAGCCACATGAAGTGCATCGCACGGGCGGTCTGATGACCACCTGCATCCTCCAGGTCTTCTCGCCGCTAAACCTCATCTGCGCCGTCTCGGCGGCGCGGGCGCTGTTCGGGAATGAGTGGCGCGGGCTAATCTTGTCGGCGTGGCCGGGTCTTGGCGCCGAGCAGGAAGCGGAGATGACGGCGACGATCCGCGCCATGGGCGCGGCAGCGCCGGAGGTTTCGTTCGTCGACGACGTTGAGGCACTAACGACGCGGGTGGGTGCCGGCGAGGCTGTCCCGATCCTGTTCGCCCATGACGTGGTCGGCGACGCAATCGATCGCCTGAAGGTTGCTTTCCCGGCGGCGCGCTGGATCTGCTACGGCGAGGGGATGGGCGTCGCCTTCGACAAGAAATACGTCCTCGGATTGCTCGGGAGCGAGCGCCCGCGGCTTTTCAGCGGCTTCGGTCTCTGGAAGCGGCCGGCGAACTGGTGCGAATACGTGCTGGCGATCCCGGCCGATCAGACCGGCTCTCTGGTCGACGAGGATCGGATGCAGGTCACGCCGAAGCCGATCGTGTTGTCCTTCATCGAGCAGATCCGCCGGGCCTGCCCGCAGGTCGGCGCCTTCGAAGACGGCCTCATCAGCACCGGCGGAAACATCGCACTGCTGATGACCGAGAACCACGCGGAAGGCGCGTTCATCGACATCGAGACCGAGGTCGGGCTCTATGTCGAGATACTTCGACAGAACGTAGCGGCTGGCGCCACGGTCCTGGTGAAGCCTCATCCGGCCGAGCATCATGACCGAGCCGAGGCAATTCGAGCTGCAGCGCCAGAATATCGGATCGCCACATTGCCCAGGGAGCTGCGCCGCTACCCCGTCGAGCTGATGAGCGCACTGGTCCAGCGCGCGACCTGCATCTGCATGTCCTACCCGGCCGTTTCGCTCAAATATCTCTACGGGACAGAGGTTTTGCAGCCGATGACCAAGGCCGTCATCAGGAAGTGGTTCCCGCAGCGGGTGTGGGATTCCTACGCCGATGCGTTGCGCATCTACGACAAGCAGATCGCCGCGCTCGATCGCTGGGACGGCAAGTCGCTGCTCTATCGCGGCTAGACGTCAGGTGAGCCCGAGCTGCGACAGGGCGGCGACGATCTTCGGCCGAATGACGGCATAGGCCGCCGCGTTGGGGTGGAGGCCGTCGCCGATATGCATGTCAGGTCGGAGCAAGCCCGCGGCGGTCGTCAGCTCCGGATTGCAATCGACCAGTATGGTGTCCGGCCGCCCCGCGCAAAGCTGCGCGATGTAGTCGTTGATGATGTCGATGTTGAGGTTGAGCCACTGCTGGAGACCATCCGGCCGATGGAAGGTCGGGTTCGTCCAGTCGATATGGATGATCTTCTGGACGACGAGCGGCCCCTGCAGCCAGCCGAAAAGCCGATCAAGATGCGACTTCACGGTGACGCCGGGCGTGAAGGCCGCCATGTCATTCACGCCGATCATCAGCACCACGCCGCCAGCGCGGCCGAGGGCTGTCAGGCCGGATAGTCTGTTCAGAACCCCGGCGGTGGTATCGCCGCCGATCCCCTCGTTGAGGCCAAAGGGCGTAACCTGCGAGACGTCAAGCGCGGCCGTGATGCTGTCGCCGATGAAATGGATCGACCCGCCGGCAATCTGCCCCTGCATCCGCTGATGGATGGCGTTGACGCCGGACCAGTAGGGGTTCGGCGTGAAGGCCGGCAACGCCGGAGCAGGCGCGCCAAGGCAGTTAACGGCGGTCGGACGGGTCGGTGCGGTCATCATGGTCTCTCATAAACCTCAGAAGCGGTCGGCTTACTTGGCGGCCATCAGCATCGCGACGAAGCGCGAGCGGTAGTCGACGACCGTGTTCTGTCCCGATCCGGTCTGCTGGATCGCCAGTGCCTCGACATAATCGCCAGGGTCGAGCGGGACCAGGATATTGACGGGCGTACCGCCGCCGTCGCCGAGCTTCAGGTAGGTCGGAACGCTTTCGCCGATCACGGTCGTTCCATTCTTGCGAAGGCGCGTGGCCATGTAGCAGTCGCCGACTGTCGGAGACATCACCCAGCCGGCCTGGATGGACCAGACGCCACCTTCGCCGGCGCCGACTGTCAGCCGCGAGCCAGACCAGGTGGAGGTTCCGAGGCTGTTGCCGTCAGTCGTTCCGAAGGTCAGCAGCGTGAACGCGCTCGTCGGTATGACCTGTCCGGCCGTATGGCGCGCGTCCAGTCTCGCCAACAGAGGCGCCCGCGTCGTCGACGCTCCAGCCGGCGGCAGCAGCATCTCGCTCGGCAGCGGCGTCAGTATGCGGATGTTCGTGCCGTCATCGATCGTCGGGTAAATCTTACCCGACACCAGATCGCCGATTGCCGGGTCGGTGCCGTCCGCCTTCTTGATGCGCCGGTTGCCCAGACCCGACACGTTCATGTTGACGGTGGTCGAGGTATTCGTCGCCGGGGCGATGATGTTGAGCGGTCGTCCGGAGCCATAGGTCGGAACAGCCAGGTTCGGGGCCACCGTCCAAGCATTGGCCGTGCCCGTCGCGACCGCATAGTTCGACTTTCCGGACTGGATGGCGTGCGCGAGCCTCGTCAGCAGCGTGTCGTCCACGCTCAGGCCGCCGGCATCGATTGCACCCCCGATCTGACCGGTGAGCCACCACGCCAGCCAGTCGAAGAGCTGCAGATCGGCATCGCCACAGCCATAGCCATTGGCGAGCTCGTCTCCATCAGGGACGCGCTTGGTCGCGCTCGCCGCGAAGGGCAAGGTGATAGTGGCCATTATGGCTCCTCAGATCAGGCGCAGGAATAAGTGTGAGGGTCAGCCGGGCAGATGAACTCGGCACTTGCGCAGAAGCCGCCCCAGCCCTCACCGAAACCGAAGATCGGACCTGTGCCGTAATGCACGGTGCCCTTGATGCCCGGTGCGATCGGCAACACGCGAAATGCCACCGGTACCAGCGTCATTTCGAAGTCAGACAGGGATCGGCCAGGGGCCAAGGTCACGCGGCCAACGCGGCTCGAAACGACAGACGCTGCACTGCCCCAAATGTGGCGGGCCGCGGCCTGCAAAGAAGCGATATCGTACAGGCCGAGCACCTGATAGCGCCGCGCCTTCACGAAGCCTCGGAACACCTCGTCATCCGTGATGCAGACTTCGCTGGCGCCCAGCGGCGGGCAGCCGGCCCACGTCGACCCCGGCTCGCAGAAGCCGGCGATCCGATCCGAAAAAGCAAAGGGTCCACATTTGAAACCGAAGACCTTCGGGGCCTCGCAGACACAATGGCAGCGCTGAAAGCCGAGCTGCTTGCCGAGGATCGTAAGCTGGTCGCCGACGGCCGAGTCGATGTCGAAGAAGCTCGGGACGGCGCAGAGCTTGATCGCCGCGTCCTCAGGTTGAGAGAGGATTGCTCGGATCAGCCCGAGAAACCTGGTCGCCTCCCGGTACTCGGTCGCGACCTTGTTGATCTCATCCTCGACGAGATCGCCGGAACCGGGACAGGAGCGCTCGGTCACAGCGCCGTCACCGAGATTCGATCCGCCGAGATGCTCATGATCTCGAAGAAGGTCAGCGCGATCGACGGCGGGATCGCGACCGGCGAGGCCGGCGTCTTGGACGCTCGGATTTCGACAACCTCGACATTCGGATACCGGCTCTCGACGGCCTGACGGATCAGATGCTCGGTCACGTCCTGACCGTTGCGCGGCCGGCTGGCGCCGGTCAAAGAATCCGCCAGTCCCGCAGCGATGGCGAGCGCAGACGGCGGCGGGCAGCCGGCTCGATCAGGCTGCGCGAGAACGTCGATCTGCAGGGTGATCGGCACGACGACAGGGCGGACGATGCGGATCGACCGGCAGAAACCCTCGATCGTCGTCTCAAGCGTCGTGTTGCCGTAGGTCCCGATGCCGGGAACAACATAGGCGCGGACGGTCTTGGCGATCTCATCGTCATCGCCGCCGATGATAGCGACGGCGACGCTATGGGCGCTGATGTCGTCGGCGTCGGCGACATCACTATCATTCACATAGGTCTGGACCCAGGAGACGCCCGCGATAGCTGATAGCGCCTGTGAAAGATCGCTCATGTCGATCCGCGCGCGGCCGGCATTGGTGATGGCCTGCCGGAAGTCGATATCGCTCTCGCCGGGAGCCCGCTCCAGTAGGCGCAGCTTGGCGATGCGATCAAGGTTGATGCCCTCCGCCTGATCGGGGTCGAGCGCCTGATAGACCGAAAGCGCGAGCTCCCAGACGGATGCGGCGATATCGGCATGCAGGCCGTTCAACTGGCCGAGCGGCGACTGATCGGTCTGGATCACACCGGGCCCGAAGGTAGCTACGTTCGCTGCCTGGATCTCGGCAAGAATCTCCGGCAGCCGCTTCAGAACGAAGCCGCTCGGGTCGACGCCATAGGCCATCGGAACCTCTAGAACTGTATGTCGATGATGTCGTCGAAGACGGTTGCGACCTGGCAGCGCTCGATGCGCAGGCCACGCGAGGCGCGGTCATAGACGGCGCTGAACTCGAGGATTTCGGTCACGCCCGGCGTCGCAGCGATTTCGGCCTTGATGATGCTCTCGGCCAGAGGCAGCTCGGACGGAGGCCGGCCGAGGACGTATTTCGTCCACTCGACGCCGGCATCCTCGTTCAGGAACCACTCGCCCCGCCAGAGCATAAGGCGCTGGCGGATGTGCTCGCCAATGGCCTCGGCGTCGTAGACCAGCATCGGCGAGCCGGTGGCGTCGAGGCGCAGGTCGTTGTGCGGCTGGATCGACAACCCGACGAAATCGACCATCAGGCTTTCATCCCATCGATCTTGGCGATCAGTTGGTTCGCGGCCACCTGCGTCGCCGAATCCACCGGCGCACCGGAGTTGAGATGATCTCGGATCAGCACCAGGGCAGCCTTGACGATGTCGAGAAGGCTGTCGCCGCTCTCGGACCTCATATCGATCTTGCCCGCGGCGCTGACGACGAACTTGTCCGCGCCATTCGGCCCACCGACGATCGCGGAAGAGCCGCCTGCCCTCGCCTGCAGTCCGCTCTTGCCGTCCGAGCTGCCGAAATGGGCGCCGCCGGCCGGCATGTTGTCCATCTTGACCGTGTCGGCGCCACCGCCCGGAAAGGCGATGCTGTCGGATAAGTCGTGCATCCGGCCCGGTGCGGCATTGGCGTCCGAACCGTCGCCCTGGCTGGTGTCGGTATTCCGCATCCGGGCATGCGCCACGACGGGGTCGCCCGGCTTCATGTCGTAGTGCGCGCCAAAGCCGCCACCGGCCGGCATAGAGATGCGCACCTTCTCGACCGGCGGTGCAGTCAGTTCCTTGTCGCCGAACTTGCGCTTCAGCTTCGGCTGGATCGTCGCCAGCTGCGTCGTCCGATCATAGCTGACGATGGTAGCGTCGTAGGTCGTGACGATTTCCCGGCGCTCGGCTTCGGTCGCCGCGAACAGTCCCTCGACCGGGTTCCTTCGGGTTGATGTCCCCTGATGGCCGGCCATTACTTCACGACCTTCCCGCCCTCGACCCGGCTTGCTTCAGCCTCGACATAGAAATCCACGTCGCGCGTCGACCCACTGTAGGTGACGTCGGAGACCCGAAAGATGCCGCCGCCCTGGTCCGTCTTGCGCTTGTCGCGACCGCTGTCTTCGTCAAGGAAGTCGGAGCGAACGTCGATCTGCCGTCCCGGCGCGATGTTCGGATTGAGCAGCGCCTTGATCTTCACGCCCTTGTCGGTGATCTCGGGGATGGAGAGCATCCCGGTCTCGCTCGACAGGACTGTCGTGCCCTGGAGCACCTGGTCGTTCTTGACCGCCTCGACCTGGCCGTTCTGGATGGACCAGTAGAAGCCATGTTCCCGGCCGATCTTGTCCATCTCGGACCAGGACCAGCCGAATAGGGTCACCGGGCGCTTGTAGGCGGGGAGATCGTCGATCCCCTTCATCTCGCCCTTGGTGGCGCCAGGCATCTCGCCGGCCAGATAGTCGACGATCTCCTTCGGCTTCGTGCCGGCCGGGAACGTCTTCGACACCGCGCCCTTGCTGAAGGCTTCGTCGCCGTCGCCACACTCCATCTCGGATTTGACGTCCGCGGTCTCCTTGGTGTGGGTGACGTCGCGGATGTTGCCCTTGAAAATCGTCGAGAGCGGGCCGTTCTTGTAACCGACCTTGAGCTCGATCTTGTCGAACTCCTCGCCCATCTGCTTCCGATGGCTGGCCGTCAGATTCCAAATCGAGATCGTCGCCGTGTTCTGCTTCGACCCAATGCCCTTGGCGACCTCGAAGTCGATCCGGAGATCCCGGACGGTCAGCGTGCCGGCCTTGCCCGAGACGGTGACCTCGACCACCCTCCCCCACTGACGCACGCTCACGCGGCCACCTCGGCAGGGTCGTAGTGGAACAGGCGCACGCGCCCCGAGGGCAGTTCGGTTCGGCCCGGCTCGACCTCGTCATCGCCCCAAGGCGCCGCGACCAGGCTGCCGATGCCGAGGTTGAAGGGCTCGATCAGGTCGACACCCAAGACGATCCGGCGGCCTGAGAGAACGCGGACACCGTCAACGTCGAGGTCGAATGACCAGCGGTTCGCCCATGTCGAATAATTGACGACGAAGTCGCAACGCTTGCCGGCAAGCGTCGTCGTGAACGCCTGCGAAGGCGCGTCGATGATGGTGATCTCGCGATATGCCATGGAATCAGTCTGCGGCGATGGCGTCGCTCAGCACCTTGTCGGTGCGGGTCGGAATGCTGTCGGTCGTGCGCGCCGCGACCTGTCCGCGGTTGGTCGTACCCTGCGCCTTGTCGTCCGAGCTCGACCCACCGCCACCGCTCTCGGTGTTGACGATCACGACCTCCTGGAGCTCGGCCTCGAACTTCAGGACGCGAGCGTTCTCCCGGTCGCGGGTCGCGGTCAGGCGCTTGATCAGCATGTTCTGATAGACCTTCAACCCTGTGACGAGGCTGAAGGGCTCGGCGGTCGATTGCACATCGAGCAATTGCTGGAACGACGCCACGGCGCGCTCGCCGGCAATGGCCGATTCCAGCGTCACCCGATACGGCAGCCGCCAGGCGTGGTCGCTGATCTTGGCGCCCTTCTCGACCGGGTGTTCAGCGATCTCCATCTCCGACTCGTGCTCTTCCGAGATCACGACATCGACGAAGACGCCGCCGATCGAGCGGCTGACGAGGATGCAGGTCATGGCGCGGTCAGCGCTCCTGTCGAGGTGTTGGCGCCCTTGGTCGAGATGGCGCCGAGGACGGCGTTCTTGACGGCGGCGGCGACGGCATCGAGGCCGCTGGCCTGAACTGTGATGCTCGGCGAGATTGTCCGTTGGTCGTTGCCGATGTTCTCGTATTTCCGATTGTCAGTGCTGGCCTGGGCGGTGCCGAGCATCTTGGCGGCCGAGGCCTCCGGCGAAAGCTGCTGGCGGATCTGCTTCATCCGCTCCGACTTGCTTTTGATGCTCTCCTCGTAGCGCTTCTGGGACGCGTCGGCCCGAGACTGGAGATCCTCGGTCGTCAACCGCTCCGCCCGCATGCCCTCGGCGCGCTTGCTCGCGGCCTCGTAGCTCTCGCGGTCACGGCGCTCTTTGACGGTTTCCTTGATGAGGCCGATGTTCTTGGCGAATGAGATCACGCCATCGAGGAAATTGTTCAGTGGCGGTAAGACGTGGGTCGATAGGGCAATCCCGAGCTCCGTGAGGCGATCAGTTGTGCCTTTCAGGAGGGCGCTAGCCTTCAGGCCAGCATCCTGCGCCTGCTTCGCCACGTCGCCTTGCGCGGATTCGGAGGCGTTTGAAGTGGTTGGGAACCAGCTAGCTGCCTTTCGCAGCAGCTCAGGAAAATCCTTGAGAGCGGTGTTATCCAACAAGACCCGCAGCCGGCCGCTGACCCCCGCGTCCTCGGCGAACTGCTCCGTCTTTTGCTCCTGACCTAGAGCCTTCTTGCGAAGCGAAGCCGCCTTGCGTGGCGACTTGGTAGCAATGGCGTCGGCTTCGCTTCGGAGCGCTGCGGCCTGCTCCGTGGCCCGCTTGTACGCTTGGAAGATATCTAGCGCGACGGCGGCGCTGTCGCGGCTCTTGCCGGTCTTCGGGTCGATATCGAAGGACTTGTCGATGCCGAAGCCTTGGAATTTCTTCTTGGCCTCGTCAGCATCCTCGCCGCCCTTGCGCACCGACTTGGATATCTCGTCGATGGCGCCGACGACCTTTTTCGCCTCTTCCTCGAAACCTTCACCGAAACCGGCCACACGCAGGATATTGCCGAGCGTCTCCAGGTTCTGGCCAGTGGTTCCCATCTCCTTGGCCGTCAGGACGAACTCGCGACGCGCCTTCGCGGCGCGGACGCCGGCAATGACAAACGCAGTCCCAACGAGCGCGACACCGGCGGCAACGCCGGCCGCAACTGTGATGAGCCGCGCAAAGACGCCAAGGATTGTCCGGAGCGCGGTTCCGAGGCGAGACACTCCCGTAGCAGCAACCGCCGTTCCGCGGCTGGTGGCGACCAGCGTCTTGTTGGTGGCGACGGCGCTCTTCTTGGTTCGCTCAAACTCCTTACGAGCGGCCCTGAGTTTGTTGAGACCCTCCACCTCGAACCCAAGCTTTGAGACGAGTTCTTCGAGGATCATGCAGCTACTCCGTCTGGATCGTTATTTGGCACCGACCATCGGACGTCGGCTCTTCTCGAAGGGTCGCCCCGCTGAAGGTCTCTTCGCGGCGCTGTTGGCAGTCGGGGGTGTAAAGCGTCGGGATTGTGATCCGATCGTCTGCGGCAGCAGCGAGCTTCTCAAGGCCATCGCGAATTGCGGTCCAACTCGCTTGGCTAAGAGTTGTCACGTACCCCGTTCCGAGAACGATCTTGGTGCCGGCTAGTGCCTCGGGATAACCGAACACGACATCGGCGCGACCAAGACCGCTGCCCGAGGGGAACACTGAAAACGCGCGGCAATTCGTTGAAGCATCGGGCCTATCGCAGAATATCTTGTCGCCAGGGAACGATTTCTCAAACCGTTTCGGGAACTGCGCCGCCCGTCCGTCACGCAACATAACATCGGTGGTGCGCATAATGTCTGCGGCGGCACCCGGCGGCGAAGCTGTGGCGATTTCGCACTTACCTGCAGCCGCGTAGGTAAAAAGCTTCCCGCCCGATCTCAGCCGCCCAGAGGCCTGGAACGTCAACCGAGCGCCAATAACGGCCGTGAAACCCGATGAGATTCCCTTGACCAGGGTGCTATCGCCATCTTGTTCAAAAGTGACCACCCCGAAATCGCGACACTGCGCCTTTGACGGGCAGAACTCGACGGCGCCGTTCGCGCCAGAAGACGATATCTTGAAGGTCTGAGCCGCCTCTGATTTCGTACATCTAGAGTCGGTGTGGCAAAGCCTCATGTCTCGCGCCACGCACGTCCAGGCGTTGCTCTGGGCCAGCGCCGGCGCGGCCACCACCATCATCCCGACAATCAAGATCGCGCGCATCATGACCTCCCGTTTTCGGCAGGATGACGCCCGGCGAGGGATTCGGAAATGGGATTATCGCCCCGGCCGTCCCGCCTGCTCCGCCGCCTTGGCCGCCATGTGCTCCTTCAGATCGAGCACCTCATGCAGGTCGGCGATATCGTCGATCGTGAGGATCGTCTTGATCTCGCCGAGGGAGCAGAGCGGAGGATCGGCCATTACCGGGCGGAGAAGCCAGGCCCGGTTGTCGAGGTTGGGCGCGACGGCGCGAACTTGCGAGGCCGAGAGGCTTACGCCTTGGCCGCCTTCAGGAGGACCGAGCCCGCGCCGTCGGCGAAAAAACCGCCGAATTCCGTCTTGATGGCAAACTGCGCGGTCTGGATGATCTCCTGCAGGTCCATGATGCCGGGGGTGGCGTCCATGCCGTCGATCTTGCAGTGACCGACCATCTCCAGGATGAAGCCCTTCACCTCGGGCACGTTCATGTTCTTGGCGAACTTCAGCAGGCCGACGATTGCTAGCTTATCGCTCTCGCCCTCATCGGCCGTCAGCACCGCCTCGAGCAGCGTGTCGCCCTCGCCGAGCAGTTGCAGAAGCCGCAGCATCAGGTCCAGCGCCTGGTCGCCAGGCAACCGGTCGTAGCGGACTGTTCGCCCGCCGATCTTCTTCTCAGCCATGAGGCTTCCTGCGGGTTATGGCGCGGATGCGATCGCTTTCGCGCGCGTGGTCGTATGCTTCGCGGACGGATGAGGCGGCGGCCTTGATCTGGCCTCGGACGGCTTTGCCGGCGGCATCTTTCAGCGCCTGGCGCGCAGCGAGGCATTTCGCACAGGCCATGGGACGCCGTCTCCGAAAATCCCGTTGCGGGCGGCAGACCCATGCGCTTCGATGCGGCATGGACAAAGACACAACCGAACGCCTTGACCGCCTTCAGCAGGAGGTCTCGCAACTGCGCGAGATGGTCACGATTCAGACCGTCATCTTGCAGGCGCTGGCGCTGAAGGCTGGGATCGCGCCGCAGAGCCTGCAGGCTGCGAGCCCGATCCCGATCCCCGCGCCCGACGAGCTGATGGCCCGCCTCAGATCGAAGGCTTAGGCCGCCGGGTTGTAGGTGATGTCGTTCTCCTGCCAGCAATTGCAGAAGAGCTGCCATTCGCGCTCGGTAGCGGTCGCGCCCCAGGACTTCGACGGCTCCTTGATGATGACGGCCGCCGAGCAGCCACCACCTTCGCCGGTGGACGTGTCGCGCACAGCGACGGCAATCAGCCGCTGCGAGCCCATGCGCATCCGCTTCACGCACTGCTCGAAATAGGCGTTCATCGCCGAATTCGGCTGCAGCTTGATCGTGAGCGTGGCGCTCTGGTCAGCGGTGATCGAGACGACAGAAGCGCCGTCGGCTCCCGTCAGAGCGGAACCGAGATCGGTCGGGCGCTCTAGCGCGACGACATCGTCGCCCTCCCAGAGGCCGATGACTTCCCGGCCGTCGATCGTGACGACGACGTTGTCGAAGCTATAGAGCGTCAGCGGCGCGCAATTGACGGCCATGGGTCAGGCTCCCTTCAGAACCGAAGCGTGATCGAGGCCGAGGCGTAATGAATCGCGCCGGCATAGCGGAAGTCGACCTTGATGTCGGGCGCGATGCGGTTGCGCCGCTGCGATGCCGGCACGTCCTCCGCGCGATCGACCCCGATCGTGTATTCGGGGATCACCTCGGGCGCATCGTCGGCGAAGTCGGCCGCAACGATCCCGGCGGCCACCGCCCTACGCATGACGCTGTCGACCGTGTTCGTCAGGATGCCGATGCCGGGGTTCGTGAACGGCACCCGGGCATTGTTCGCTAGCGTCGAGAGCAGGGCCTCGCGCATGCGGGCGACGATCCAGTCCGAAGCGTGGATCTCGTCGATGAAGGCGCCGGAGGCGACCGAACCCTCGACCACCATCGGCAGGCCGCCGATATCGACATAGGTGTTGGCGAAGTGGCCCTGGGCGGGATCGAGTCCGATGCCGGGCACGAAGCCGGTGATCGCCTGGACGACAGCCGAGCCCTTATTCAGGACGGTGATGCCGGCGAGCTTCTTGAACTTGGCGGTATAGGCGTTGCCCGAGTTGATATCGCCGCGCTGGGCGGCCTGCAGGTTGCCCCGGTCGAGATCGCGGGTCGCGCAGTAGGCGAGCAGCGCCAGCGCGCCATAGAGCGCCGTGTCGGTGTGGTAGAAGACGAAGGATCGGTCATAGCCCTTCGACTTGATGTATTCCGCGACCGAGCCGCCGAACTGCGGCGACGTGGCGGTATGCGTACCGCTCTGCGTGCCGGTGGTCGTGATCGCGGAGCCGCCGAGCGTGGCCGAAACCTGGAACGTGTTCGTCGCCTGGTTGACGACATAATAGGGCGTGCCGGCGGTCAGGCCGGTCGGAAGCGCGCCCGAGGTCGTCAGGATGACCTGGTTGCCGTTCTGCAGCGTGTGGCCGGGCCAGGTCACGACGCCGGGGCTCGCGATCGAGATCGTGACGGTCGAAGTCTTGTCCGGCTCGGCGGCGGCGGCCTCGGTCGAGGTGTCGTTCGAATCCAGCCCCATCAGGACCGGCTTCGTCTCGGCCCAATCGGCCGCGAGCTGCTGGTTGATGGTGTCGCGGATCTCGGCAGTGAACCCGATCCAGTAGAAGTCCGGGTCGGCGGCATAGATCGCATCGAGCTCGGAGGTGATCGAGTTGGCCGGGTTGCGATAGCCGATCTTGATCTGACGCGGGCGCGGGTTCTGCGCGAACATCGCCTGCGCGGCCTTGTAGGCCGCATCGGACGAGATGAAGTCGGCGCCGACCTCCGTCATGTCGGCGTAAATCTTCGTGCGATGGGTCGCATCGAGGATGCCCGCCACCGTCGCCGGCTGGACGATCAGCGCGACCGAGAAGCCGGTTGCGACGGCGAAGCGATCCTGCCGCGTCAGCGAGACGTCGACGACGCGGGAATAGGGCAAGCGCGTCATACGCGGGCTCCTCAGGGTTTCTGGAAGGTGAGCGAGCGGGTGACGGTCGAACCGCCCTGCCCTTCGGTGATGATCTGGCCCGTCTCGATCACGTCGACGAGCAGTTGTTCGGTGGCGATGGCGCCGAGGGTGACGTCGAACTGCGCCCGGCCCTCTGGCGTCTGCTGGATCATTTCCGGGGCGCGAGTAGCCTCGCCGACGTCACGGACGACGAAGGGCGCCATCCAGACAGCGGCCTCACCGCTGCGCAGGCCGGCGGCCAGGAGCGTGGTGTAATTCAGCGGGCGCGGGGCGTAGACGTGCACCCGAAAGAGAAGCTCGACGCCCCGATGCTTGGACAGGACGACGCGGTCCTCGCCGCCGATCGTCCGGTCCTCGTAGCACTCGCCGTCGATCTCGCCGGTGTCGCGATCCGTAAGGAACTGGATCATGACATAGGGGCCGCCCGGTCGAGGTCCGCCCTGGTTGTCCCGGACGACGTCCGTGAGCTTTTCGCGGCTCGGCGTGATGAGCGTGGCGTTGTCGTCAATCCGCTTCAGGTAGCTCCGGAGCGACCGGTACGCTTCGTCCTCGATCATGTCGGATCAGCCTCGCGATCGCCCTGTAGAAGCCGCCTTCGGTGCGCTGCTGGACCCGGACGACGCGATAGGCCTCGCCACGGCAATTGATGACCTCGTCGGCGCCCTGCTGGTCGTCCTCATCCGAGGTATTCAGCGGCGAGCGCGACCAGATCGTCACCCAAGCCTCGGTGCGCTGGCCTTCCGGCACGTCGCGCAGGTCGTTGGCTGACGGAGCCTGCATGACGGCTCGGATCGGCGTCTCGACCGGCTCTCCGGTGATCCATTCGCCTTCGACCCAGGCGCCGGCTGGGAAAGTCCGCAGCGTGTGCGGGGTGGCCGCCATGTCGACCGCGACCCCGGCCAGTCCGAACAGGCTCACTTGTCGACCTCCCACGTCACGCTCTGCCGCATCCGCCCGGTGTCGATCAGGGTCCGGGAGGAGCCCTTCTGGCGAACGGTCGAAGGCGCGTTCGGCGGCGGGGTGTTGGCCGCGATCTGGTCCTGGATCATTCCCGTTCCGAGCGCGCCGAGTTTCGGCATCTGCGTCGCGAGCGGCGTCCCTTTCTGGACGGTGCCTTCGGCGATCTTGCGCAGGGCCGCCCGGATCTGGCGGCGGTTCTTGAACATGGCGATCGTGATGAAGGGGCGCGCCGGAATGCCGCGCGACGTGCCGAAGTGGTTCCAGACCGCGATCGAGACGACGTCAGCGCCCGCCTTCCCTTTCGGGAAACCGACCTTGACCGCCTTCGGCCCCTGAACGCCTTTCTCGATCTTGGCGAGATGGTTGGCCAGGTTGCCGCGACGCCGGAGCGTCACTTTCGTCCTGATCTGGACCATGGATCACACGAGAGCGATGGCGGGCTGATTGCGGCGGAGGAGTTCGAGATAGCGCTTGCCGTACGGGGTCGAGGCGTAGCCCGATGCCGAGGAGCCACCGCCCGTGCCGCCACTGGCACCGCCGAGCTTCACCATGGCGTCGCCGACCTTGGCCTCAGAAACCTGCCCCGCCGCGATCATGCCGCCCGCAGCACCGAGGCCATCGAACAGCACGCCGTCCGCGGCCATGATGTGCGCGGCGAGATACAGGATCGCTGGTTGGGAATCGGCCTCGATCCAAGACTGGTCGACGGAAGCCGAGGCCTCGTCGATCGCAGCCTGAATCGTGGGGTTGCCGACGCCCGAAAAGGTCGGGAACTTGACCCGGAACTGATCGACCGTCGGCTTGGTGTAGGGCATCAGTCGGCCTTCGCCTTCTTGCCCGAGACGGCCTTGCCATCCGGGCCCGTGACCTTGAAGCCCTGCCCAGCGAGATCGAGCGCGGTCTCTTCGCTGATCTCCAGTTCTTTGGAACGGCCCGCCTCGATCGGCTCCTTGCGGATACCGATCATGGCGAAGCGGGCCTCCTTGGCCGGGTTGGCGACGGTGTAGAGCGGAGCCTTGGGCATGGCTCAGCCCTTCTTCTGCTCGGCCGGCTCCTCGGCCTTGCCGCCGAAGCGGAACCAGCCGGTCGACTTGGCGACCTTCAGCTCCGCGTCCGAAAGCTCGACGTCCACGGACTGGCCGGGTTCGATCAAGACCGGGCCCGACGTGGTATTCACGCCGCGCGGCCCGTCGCTCTTGTTCGTGATCTGCATGTTCGACCCTCCTCAGATGCCGTCGAGATAGCGGACGGCCTTGGGGCGACGGATGTCGACGCCGCCGATGCGGAAGATGCCCGGGACGTCGAACTTGATCGGCCCGGTCTGGAAGGCCGGGAGGAAGCGGAACGGCATGGGGACGTGCATCTTCAGCACCTCCGGGGAACGCCGATACGCGACCATGCGCTTCGTGGACGAGGCGCCGGCGGTGTCGAGGTAGCCGAACAAGCCACGGATCAGCAGCGGCTGACCGGTCAGGCGGGTGTAGATGTTGTTCCGCTCGATCCACTCCAGGATGGTGGTCTGGTTGACCGCGTCGATCCGGCGGGTCGAGAGATCGAGCAGCACCGAATATGGGAGCAGGATGGTGTCGACCATCTCCGCGCCGAGCGTGCCGGTGAAGGTGCCGGTGATCTGGCCGTTGATATCGCGCAGGACCTGATCCGGGGTCTTGCTCACGAAGGTCGTTGCCGAGCCAGTGCCGTCGGCCGGCGCCGTGGTGGCGGTCGGCGTCGAAGCGTTGACCAGGCCGGTGAAGCCCTTCGTGCTGTCGCCGACGAAGGCGACCGCGTCGATCTTCTCCTCCGCGATGCGGCGGGCCAGCGTGGCCTTATCGGCGCTGAGGTTCATGTTGTAGAGCTGGGCGGTGCCGAGCTCTTCCAGCGTGTACCCGTAGCCGATCGCGGCCATGGAGACGCCGGTCTCGAACTTCTCGCGGGTCAGCTCGACCTTCGGCACGTCGTTGGCGTTGCCGTGGAACCAGTCGGCCTTGCCGACGCCGTCCATCGAGAAGTAGGTGACGGACTGAATCCAGTCCGGCGCAGAGGTGTCGACCGGGACCAGCGTGGGATACTGGATTTCCTGGTAGCGCATCGCGTAGACGACCGGCTCGATGAGCGTCGCCTGACGAACGAGGAAGCTGAGCGCGACGCCCTGAGCGTCATGCGTGAGAGGCATGTTCATGGTGGCGCTCCTTACGGCGTGTTGAGCCGCAGCGCGGCGAGACCGGCACCTGCGGTGCTGGTATCCCACTGGGCGCCAGCGATGAGGGTGTTCGAGGTCGAGGTCTTCGACAGCACGCCAGTGGCCGGCGTGTAGTAGACGGGATCGCCGACTGCGACGGCCTCGGAAGCCTGCACGACGATCACGCCCTTCTTCATCAGGGCGACGTTGTCGTACTGCTCGTACTTGCCGGTGGGCCGGAAGCTATCGAGCACTGCGATGCCGACGAACTTCACGGTCGCCTCGGAATCGACGACCTGGTTGTCAGCCGTGCCCTGCACGCCAACCTTGCCGAAGCCGATGCCCTCGACGTCCTCCGCGATGCGGGTGACGATCGTGGCGTCTTCCATGTTGAGGACCATGCCCTCCACCCAGCGGGCGTGGACGGCGGCGTAAGTGGTCTGAACTGCGGGCATCAGGCGGCTCCCTTAACCGGGGTCTTCCAGGCGTCCTGGAGACCGGTGACCATGGCGGCGTGAGCCGTGGCGACGGGCTGGTGATCCACGGTGGAGCGCGGGCCGGCCGAGATGCTGCGGGTCAGGCCGTCGACCGGCTTGAACTCGTCGATCAGGATGTCGAAGGCCGCATCCACATAGGCAGCGGACTTGTCCTTGATCGCACCTTCGCCACGCTTGGCGACGACGACGGCGCGGCGGATGTCCGCATCGGTCTTGCCGTCAGTGACGACGTCCGGCGCGATGGCCTTCGCCTTGGCGATCAAATCGCCGCGGGCCTGAACCAGCGCGTCGAGCGCAGCGCCATCGACGATCTTGCCCTTCAGGGCATCGATCTCGGCGTCGCGCTTGGCGAGGTCGGCATCCTTGGCAGCGATCGCGGCGGCGTGGTCGCGGACCAGCGTGTCGTTCGCCGTCTTCGCATCGGAGATGCGCCCGAGCAGCGTGGTGATCACGGTGGCGCCCTGATCGGTCACTTCGATCGGGATGCCATCGACGGTAACCGTCTTCAGGGTCATGTGAGGGTCCTTCACAGGAGGGATCGCCGCCCAGGAATCTCCGATGCGGCATTGAGGGCCGGCTCGGCCGGCGGCGACGATCGCGAGGTGATTGCCTCGGATGTTGGTCTGGCGGGCGTCATAGGCCTCGCCTTCGGGTGTGGTGCCTGGCGTCCAGTCGAGATCGCAGGCGTAGCCCATGGAGAGCTCGACCTTGCCGGCCTCGACGTCATCGATCGCAGCCTGATCCATGACGACCATGGGGACACGAACGAACGTGCCGTCCCGGGCGATCTCGTCGCCGGTCATACCGACGCTGTGGGTCTTCCAGTTTCGGGCGCTGACCGCCTCGGGTGGATGGTCGTTCGTGACCGGGCGATGGGCGAAGGAGCGCAGCGCGTCGGTGTGGAAGACCTCGGACTCGGGCCGGAACACCTTGACCGTCGCCATGTCGGGCTTGCCGACTTCGCGACCGAGATAGGTCTGGATGCCGGTGCGGGCGACCCGGGCGTTTGCCGCAAGGTAGCCGTCCCCCGTCCGGCGCGAGCCGTCGAGGGTGATCTTGTCGGTGAAGAGCATGGAGCCTCAACGAAAGATGAGGGAGCGATCTGCCGGTGGCCCCGGCGGCTTCTCGGTGTCGGTCCCCGGCGGGTGGCCTGGAACGATCGACCGCAGACAGAAGCTCTCCGGGAATTCGGGATTCCAGAGCAGTTCGCGGATGGCTTGAGCCTCTAGCCGCGACATGCGGCCTTGCTTCACCATGTCCTCGGTCAGTTCGAGGATGGCGCCGGCGCGACTGCCTCCTTCGATTGTTCGCATGATCAGAACTCGATTACCGCCCGCGCAGTGCAGCGGCAGTTGATCGGCTGGCCGGGATGCCCGTCACTGGGCGGGCTCGACCACTTTAACGTCTTGCCCTCGCGATCCCAATGGGACGGCCGGGCGTTGGGGTATTTCCCCTCGGGATTGCCGCGGACCCGTTCGTCGAGCGAAGTCGACCAGACATATTCCGTGACGCCCATGGCGGTCTGGCGAATCCGGTTCAGGTCACCGTTGAAGCTGGCGGCCTGATCGCGGGCGATGAGCTTGGCGCGGCGCCGGGCCATGCCGAACTCGGCGGTGATGATCTTCTCGATCTCGCGGTTGTTGAGGCCGCGGGTCAGAGCGTCGAGCAGCTTGGCCGAAAGGCGCTTGGCCACATCCTGCGAGAGGCCCCGCACCAGACCGACATTGCGGAGAACCGCCGCGTCGATCGTTTTGCCGATTCCTTCCGCCTGGATGACGGCGCCGAGGTCGATCCCGATCGCCGAGCGCACTGCCTCGTTGTAGCGGCGCTTGTTCCGCTCTTCCTCGGTGTCGAAGGCATCGCGCCACTCTGAACGCAATCCCTCGACGAAGCCGTCAGCAAAATCCCGCAGCGCCCGCATGGCGCGCTCGAACCAGTTCAGGTCGTCGCGCATCATCTGGGCCTTGGCCGAGATCGCGGCCGGCAGTACATCCTGCGCGACCTGTTCGGCCATCCGCTTCAGAAGCCGATTGGTCGGCGCCAGCAGCGCGGCCTGAAACGCAACCGTCGCGGAGATCGGGCGGAGGACAACCCGCTTCCGCTGCGTCGTCCGCGCCTCGCGCATCCATGCCTGGACGTTCATTCCGTCGCGGCCTGCTGCTCAGCATTTAGCTTCGCGGCCTCGGCCTCCGCGTCCTTGTCCTCCGGCTCGTCGCCGAATTCGTCGAGAGCCGCCTCGAGCCCGGGCAAGGAACCGTCCTCGATCAGCATGTTCTGGACGCCCTTGGCGAGCGCGGCGTCTGGCATCAGACCGACGTCGCTCAGATCCTTCACCGCCTTTGCCTTGGCGGCGAAGATTTCGGCCTTCTCCTTGTCGGAGGGCTGATAGAGCGGGCGCCAAGTGTACCAGACGTCATCGGGTTCAGCGCCGAGAGCGTGGCGCACGAGCGCGCGGTCGAGACGCGACAGGCACGGCGTCAGCTCGACCTTCTGCTTCGCGGCAACGTGGTCGTAATAGTTGCGGAGGTCGCTCTCACCCGTGGAGTTCATGCCCTTCGGCGACTGGCCGAGCATGCGAGTCACGGGGACGTCAGCGGCACCGGACACGATCTGCAGGAACAGGTTGGCGACGTCGGGCAGCCCCGTGAACGAAAGCTGCTTCTGCTGCCAGACTTCGCCGGATGGGCTTTTGCCGTCCCCTTCCAGTAGAAGCATGCCGTGCATGCTCTTCATCATGCTGGCGTAGGCGAAACGCTCGGTCAGCCGGCTGGTGGTCGCTGCCGTCGCGAGATGCTGCGACAACCCGGGCACCGAGATGATGTCCTGCTTCGCCTCAGGCAACATGGCCGCGATGTAGCTCGCGGCGCTGGTCGCCTGATCGACCGCGTCCATGATCGCCTGGAGGATGCTGTCCGACCACACCGTTTCCGTGCGAACGGTCACGTCATCTGGCAGCGGGGCGCCGAAGAAGCGGAACACCCTGGAAGGATGGATGCGCTGGGGCATCCCGTCCTGAACCTGCACCTCGTAATAGGTCGGCTCGCCGAAGTATGGCGAGAACGGGTTGCGATCCAACTCACCGGCCGTGATCTCGTGCATCGAGAAGACGTGGAGATACTTGATCCCACCTCGGCCGATAGCGTCGATGCGAAGCTCTGCAGCCTGATCGAGCGAGCCGTCGCCGATGACGATGCACCCGCCGCCATAGAGCCGGCCGCGGATCAGCGCAGCCTTGACCTTTGTGAAGTAGCCGAGGTCCTTCTCGGCCTTCTCGATCGCGGTGATCTGGTCGTTCTCGCCCTGCCACTGACGCCCCTCGCGGAGCATGTCGAACGGGACGATGTCGATCGCCTTCCGGGCGATCCAGTTGTCGCGATAGGCAGCATCGAGCTCGGCCTTCGAGCGGACGACGACAACGTGAGCGCCGCCGGTGCCCTTGTCTTTGCTCGTGCCCATGCCGGTCACGAGGTTCACAAGGCGGTCAACCATCCACATAGTCAGACCACCTCAAGCATTCCGTAAACGTTGGCCCCTGCCAAGCGGCCGAAGGCTCCTGAACTCGCGTCGACCTGGTCCTTGAACGAGCCGCCGGGGAACAGGCAGAGCTCGTCGAGATAGTCGTCGTTCCATGAACCGGCGACGATGTAGACGTTGCCGGCCTCGCACTGGGCCGCGAACGGCTCGGCGCGCGTGACCTTGTCGCCAGTTTCCGGCTCCGCATGGGCGCGGAATCCGGCCAGCATTGAGATCATGTCCTTGCTCTGGACCTTGCCGGCCTGGCCGGGGTCCTGAGGGATGCTGATCTGGACGAGGGCGCCATCGGTCTCGGCCGTGGACTTGATCAGCCTGCGAACGGCCGGGCCTTCATCCTGAATTTTGACGACGTGACCGACGACGAAGGAGCCATCAGGCGCCCTGCCCAGCTTCACGCCGGCCGTACGCGCGCTGTTCGAGCGAGCCGTCGCGGCCAGGTCCCAGTGCCGAACCCATTTCGTGCCGGCCGGCGCCGCCTGGACGATCTTGCCCTCGAACCATGCCCGCTTGAACATCCCGCCTTCGCGGGGCGTCGGGCGCTGCTGGTACTGGCCGGCATAGGCGTAGGAGCCCATGTCGCGCTTGAGCGCTTCGACCGCGCTGCGAGGGAACCGGACCGGATCGAGCAGCTCGCCATCAGCGGTGCGCGGATCCTCGAACCCGATCACCGTCCGGCATTTCCGCTCCGGCTCGAACTCCATCGGCAGGCAGAGATGCACGAACTCCATCCCGAGCTTCAGGATGGTGCCCGAGACGTCCTCGGCATGCAGGCGCTGCATCACCACGACGATCGCGGATCGCTCCTGATCGTTCAGGCGGTTCATGGCGCCTTCCCGGAAGCGCCGGGTCGTCGTCTGCCGCTCCGTCTGGCTCTCGGCCGTCTCGGTCGAGTGCGGATCGTCGATGATCAGCCTGTCGCCGCGCTGCGAGGTCAGGGAGCCGAACGCCACGCCCTCGCGAGTGCCGGTGCTGCTATTCGCGAACGAGGTCTCACCTGTCCTGGTAAGCACCACCTCGGGCCAGAGCGAGCGATACCACTCCGACAGGATCAGGTCGCGGCACTTGCGGGTGTCGCGCTTGACCGGAACGTCGTTGAACGCCGTGGTCAGGTAGCGGAGCGACTGCTTACCGCAAGGCCCCCATTCCCATGCCTGCCAGAGCACGCTGCAGATCAGCGACTTCGACGAGCCGGGCGGGACATTGGCGAGCAACCGCGGGGGCTGCATCGTCCCGAAGGTGATCGCCTCGAGGTGCGAGCAGAGCGCGTCGAGATGCCAGTTCCAGACCAGCTTCGCGTTCGGCTCCAGAACCGACCAGGCCTCACGGACGAAGCCGGCGAGCGGTACGCACCGGGCCCGTATGGCGTCGGCGTCGCCCGCCAGGCGCTCACGCTCCTTCGCTATCTCCCGCCGGCGGATCTCCGCTCTCACCTCCGCCAGCGTCGGCAACCGTGCCGAGGATAGCGTTGAGCGCAGCGAGCTGTTCATCGGAGAGCCGCGATAGATCCTGCGTCTTGATTGCGCCGCCGTCGGCACCGGTCAACTCGTGCCGCGTGCGGTCGCCATAGACCTTCGGGGCGATCTTGCTCATCAGCCATTTGCGGGTGTCGACGCGCAGGCGAGCTCGCTGCGGGTCCTCTTCCTTATCGTCAGCGATGTCGATTATGTCCTCGGCCATCGCCTCCATCTGCGATGCGCGAGCGCGGGCGTATTGCGCATAAAAGCCTGCCCGGTCGGACACTGCCCAGAGCCTCACCGTGCTCTCTGCAGGCATATCTTCGTCCCGGCAGATTTTGCGGAGGCTCTCGCCGAGCGCCATGCGCTGGCAGATCGCATCGGCGATATCCTGTGCGAACTCGCTCGGCCGCCCACGCTTCGGCGCTTGTTCGGCGCCCATATTCAATTCTCCACCGATGCAGTGTGGTTCGGTCAAATCACGATCAACTGGCGCGCGTCAGCGCAGCCATGTCGTAGAGCTCTATGCTGGATCGTTGGCGCCCGGCTCGACCGGGTGAGCCGCCTGTCAGTTCTGGCGGTCGCTGACGCGCCGCCCGGACACCGACCGAGGACAGATATCGGTGGAGGTTCCGAGAAGGCTGCTCCACGAACTAAGCCGAAAATATTATCGCCCCGCAAGAGGCGTCGTCGCGGGGGCCTGTTGGAGTGTCAACTCCGCGGCTGGTCGAAAACGGCCCGAAATCCGTGATGGATCAAGGCGTTGCCGAAACGGGCCGGGGTTTACAGTCTCGAACATTTTCCGGGCGTGCCCGGCGGGCCGAAGGGTGCTTTTCGCTTGACGGGTTTGGCGTCAGCGACACGTTTCGCGACGATGCCGAAGAGATGCCCGCAAACCCGGGGTCTGACAACCACCCAATTTCCGCCTCGGATCGGCGTGTTAACGGCCCCATGAGCCGGTTAACGCACTCCGATATTTTCCTGCGCCACAGGGACAGGATTGATGCCCAGAGGGACAATTTCGGGCGCTAGAGGGACGACTTGGCGAATCTGACGTGGACAACCTCGCGGGGCCGCAGGGTGCCTATTGCGCCTGGTAGCCGTCACCTCAGATGGTTCTGCCCGAAGTGCGCGGGCAGAAGGGGGCTCGCAGTGGAAGCGATCTCAAAGACAATCGACCTCATCAAGGCGTCCGGATGGCAGAACGCCATGCTGTCGTTAGCCGCCGGGCTCTACATTTGGTGCAGCCATAATAGCTATGTTCCACCCCTCGAAGGCGGATGGGCCGCCGTCGCCTATGCCTTCGCGTTCATAACCGCTGCGCTTGCTGTCGCATCTCTGGGCGCCCAGTTGCAACGTCTGTGCGGGTTCCTGCTGAAGATCGCGCGGGTCTGGTATTTGCACCGCGCTGTGGGGCGGCGATTTCGCAATCATATCGGCTATTTTGACGAGCACGAGCGGCGGATTTTCGGCTACCTTCTTCATTACAAGCTGAAAGCGTTCGAGGTCGCCGTCGACGGTGGCTATGCCAACAAACTTATCGCCCAAGGCTTCGTTATCCGCATCGCGCAAGCCGGGCAGGTCTTTGGAATGGATGATATGCCGGTCATGGTGCCGGAATACGTCTGGAGCGTCCTCGAAGAGCGCCGCGCTGATTTCCTTCACATGCCCGTCTATTCTGACGACAGCCGCCATTCTCGCCACCGTACCGAAGTCCAGCCGTGGCGTGTCCCCTGGCAGCTGCGCTGATTACCTGACCGCCACACCCTGACGACGAAGCCCGGCGGCCACTGCCGCCGCGGCGACCTTCCGCTGCCGATCGAGGTTGGTGCGCGACAGGCATCGTCCTGGCATCGCCTCATGTGGCTGGAGCAACAGAGGCAGGCACCCTGCGTCCCGGCAGCGGGCCATGAATGCAGCCCGAGCCTGAACCCTGATCTCTGCGTGCTTCGTCAGGCTGGCCTTCGCCATCTCTGCGTTGGCAAGGTCCGCGACCTCTCGCGCGATCACAGCGCGCCGCCGGTAGGCCTCGAGCAGGGTCGGGTCGCGCGTGTCCTTCACAACGCCGTCCGGATCGATATGCGGCGGCGCGTTGTGCCGGCGCGCCATCTCCTCGGCCAGAGCCGTCGCCCGCTTCTTCCGGGCATGCAGCATCGCGGACATGTCGCGCCCGAGCGCGGTAGCATAGGCCCATAGCATCAGCGCGTCTGACTGGAGCGGCCGGCCGTCGAGGTGGCGCAGTGGCCAGGTCAGCGCCTCGTTCATTCGCGAGAGCTCATCGGCTGTAGGTCGCGCAGCGCGCTCCTGCTGCTTCTCCTTCTCCGCGATCGCTCGAGCCTGGGCGTCGACCAGGTCGGCGAACTCGTGGACCATGGCCGGCCAGCCGTTGGCGTGCTGGCGAGGGCCGACGCGCGTCCCGGATCGGGCCAGAATGTCAAAGGCCTCGACCAGCCGCGCTTGCACATGCTCGGGAGTCCACGCGGCCGGGATTCCGGTCTCGGTCACCACCTCCGCGCGGCTCCTGATGTCGTCTGCCCAGCCGGCGAACCCGGGGATAGCGCTCATTTCATTCACAGGGACAATTCCTGATCACAGGGACAGAAATAGAAATCAGAGGGACAAAACGGCGATCTACAGGGACGATCACCACTTGAACTCACCAGAGCCGTCGAACTCGTCGAGCGCGGCATTCGGCGTCTCGGCCTTCTGCTGGATGCGCGGCGGGTCAACGCCCATCACCGGCTTTCCGGTGCGCCAGACCCAGTCGCCGTCCTTGCCGATGAAGCCCGACAGCAGCAGGCGCTCGGCCGCGCGATCGCGGGCCTTCTTCACCCGCTCCTTCAGCTTCTCCGGATCCTCGTCCTCGCCGGCAGCCAGGCGCTCATACTCATCGCGCCACTCGGCCAGCGTGGTGACCTTCATCCGCGGCGGGATGCGGAGGTTCGCCGGCGGGTCTCTGCCCTTCTCCCCGAGCGCGTTGCAGAGCGCCCGGAAGGCTGTCGCTAGGTTCTGCTTGAGGATGAAGCGGCCGTCCTCGGTCTTGGCCGTGCCGCCGCTCGTCGGGGCCTCCCGCTCTTCGGCAGACACACCGGCCGGGAGGACCGAAACGCAGGAGGTAACCGGGTCGCCATCGGCATCGACGCCGATTTTCTCCTGCCGCAGCACGAACCGCCACGACAGCCCCTGTTCGCCCTCGCGCTGCTTGGTGACCTTGGCCATGCGGATCGGGCGCTTGTCCTGATCCTTGACGCTGTTGTGCGGCCCGCGCGGCGCGTCCTGGCGGGTGCCACTCTCGGTCAGCCAGTCTATGTCGATCGTGGTCTCGAAGTCGCCGGTCAGCGAGCCATGCCCGCGCGGCCGCCCGCCAGCGGCCGGCTTATGGTGGACCACTATGACCGCGCAGCCGAGCTCGTTGACGATGCGCATCACCCGCTCCTTCACGCGTGAGACGTCCTTGCCGGCGTTCTCGTCGGCGCCGGGCGTCGCCGCGGACCATGTGTCGAGCACGACCAGCCCGAGCTCGCTGGTGAAGACGCCCTGCCAGTGCCGGATCTCTTCGATCAGTCCATTGATGTCTTCATCGTTGCCGAAGAGGTCAGCTCGGCGCGTCAGCACGACCATGTCTACGTCGTCGTCCGGCGTCATGGCGTGGTGATTGGCATAGGCCATCTGGCGTCCCTTGAAGCCCTTCCCGCCCTCGAAGGCGCAGTAGACGACGCCGGCCTTCTTGGTTCGGCGGCCCTGGAAGTCGATGCCGCGAGCGATGTGCATCGCGAGGTTCTGTGTCTCGAAGCTCTTGCCGGTTTGTGGCGCGCCATAGATCAGCACAGCCTCGCGCGACGGGATGATGCCCTTGATCAGCCACTCGTAATGCTGCTTGGCCGGCGCGAAGGTGTCGCGCCAAGAGATCGCCCCGAACTTCGACCGGAACTCCGGAAACATCATCGCTTCCGCCTCGGCCTCGAACTCTTCGAGCGTCTGGATGGGTCTGAGGCTGAGCATCACCAATCGACCTTGATGACGCGTACGCCGGCGCGCTCAGCGATATCGCACATGTTGCGAGTGCCCTTAGAACCCGGGAAGGCGATGACGGCCGACGGCAGAGCCTGCTCAAGCATCTGTCGGTTTCGGATCGGCCCAGCCTTCAACCCGTGCTGTTCCCAATCGGCGGCATAGACCTTGAAGGGCATGGCGCGGCGCTCGGCATATGCTGCTGCAAGCGCGTCTGCACCGGTGGCGTCACCGACTGCGAGATAGCGAAAGTCCAACCGCGCGACCGCGGCGTCCAGAACCTGCTCCAGCCGCGCGCGCTCACGTGCAGCGAGAGCCGCATGCTCGTGGCGAACGCCGTCAGGTATGTCCGAGGGAACAAGGCCATACGATCGCCCGCCGCAGACAATGATCGTCGTCATTCCGCTTCTCCGCGGGCGAGCTTGATCGCGTGCTTGGCAACGAAGATCATGCGCGAGCAGGTGCCTGGCGCGCTGTATTTCCGGCAGGTGCATCCGCTGTCGTTCAGCTTCTCGCAGAGCGATCGTGCAATCTGCTCCTCTCGCGGGAGTTCGCGATCACCGGCATGGCGGCGAAGAGCCTGCATGCGTTTCACGCTGCCCTCCGAATCTCGATCAGCACGTCGTTCCAGTCGGTCTTCGGAGGGGCGAAATCGATGAGCACCCGCCTGCCCTGCGCCTGAAAGCGGCGGGCCGCCGTGAGGAGGTGCGCGTGGGTCGCGATCGGCTCGCTGTCGCCATCGCCGAGCAGGATCACCTCCTCGACCTCTTCGGGAAGAATGATGCCGGGCCGAGCCATGTCCGGCCTGCCGTTCGGGATCGTGCCGCGCCCCGATGGATGCGGCACGCGCGCGGCTGGGTGGCCGGACAGGTTGCCCAGCGAGATGGCGCTCATGATTCCGACGTCCGGCGGGCCGCGATCGTCGAGGCCGAACCACGACGCGACCGTCTCGATCCCCTCGCCTATCACCATGACGGGCTTGATCGGGCCCAAACGGACCGCTCCGCCCATCACGGTCCCGAAGCTCTTTTTGGCCTTGTTCTGCCGCCGATCGCCTGGCGGCTTCAGCTTGGCCGGCTCGTTCGGATCGAGGTAGGTGCGGTGCAGGCCGATGATGGCGCCTGCGACGTCGCGGATCAGTGCGACCATGCAAGGGAAGACGCCGAGAGGGACTTCCTCGTTCGCGTCGGCATCGGGATAGCCGCGATATTCCAGGCCCTGCGCAAACCTCAGGTCGTTGACCATGCCGGGGGGCAGAACGATCCGGCGGCGCCGGAGATACGACTCGGCCAGCGTGCCGGCGATTGGCCGCGACTCCTCGAAAATCCTTGCGGCGCGATCGGCGGATCGTTCCTGCTTCGCCTGCTCAGCCTCCGCGCGGGCGATCTCCTGATCCTTCCGCTCCTCACGCCGCTCGCGCATGACGTCGGGGTCGGGCGGCCGCACCTGGCTCTCGCGCCGCGGAGGCGGGCTGCCGACGATGATCTCGCAGGCCGGGATGAACTCGACCTCCTGGCAGTGCATCACCATAGCGATGACGTCGCCGCCGCCGGCGCCGCGGCAGTTGAAGACTTGCTCGGACGGCTTCACGGCGAACCGGTCAGTGCCGTTGCAACGCGGGCATGGGCCGACCCATTCGCCACCCGACCGGCGCAACTGGGCGCCGAGCTGCGCCGCGATCTCCATGATGTCGGCGGAACGGGCCTGATCGATCCAGACTTCGACGTCGGGGTCGTGCGTGCTCATCGCCTCACCCCATTGATAGCGTGAGACAGGTCGGCCAGCGCCTTCTCGGCGCGCTCGGTTGCGATCTCAATCACCGCGTCAGGCGGCAGGAGCGCCAAAAGCCTCTCGCGGTCCCACCTGCTCGTGTCTCCGGAGCGAAACCAATCGATGTCGTGAAGAACCTGCCCGACGCGGATCAGCAACTTGCCGAGGGCGGCGACCGCTGGATCATCATCCTCCACCAGCGTCTCGCCAAACCGACCTATGCCTGTGTCCTCGTAGTTCCAATGGCCGCCGCTCATCGCCGCACCTCCGCCGCGTGAACGAGCTTCCCAAGCTTCCGCCGGGCAACGTCCTCGCCGTCATCGACCACGACGCGCAGCATTCGCTCGATCATGGTCGAGGGGCTCACGCCCGCCTCTTCGGCCAGCCGGCGAATTACGCGCGCCCGAGTGTCAGAGACATAGAGCCCGAAGCGGCGAAGACCGGGTCGACCGAGCGGAATGCTGAAGCGCTGGGCAATATGGCAAACGCGGACGTGGCTGATGCCAAGAAGCGTCGCGATTTCTCGACTGGTCTTGCCCTCGGCGGAGAGTACCGCGATCTTGCTGGCGCGGGTTCTCGCGCTCACGATCATCTTGTTCATGCCGCCTCCTGGCGGGGGAGCCCGCGGTCGATCTTCCGGAAAGCGGCTCGGCCGAAACTGACGGCCCGTTTGACGACGAAGGGCGGCTCCTTGCCTTCAGCCGCGAAGCCGTCGCCTTGGGATTTCAGCGCCGCGATCATCTCGACGGCGGCGGCCAAGAGAGCGGCCTGCCTGAGGTTGTCGTGATCCACCGCCTGCCCGCGTTCGGCCGCCGATTCCTCTCGGCGCCGAATACGAAGGCATTCCTGCTCGACCGCATCGATGCATGCGGCCATGAATTGGCCGCCCGGCAAGGTCTGGACATCACGGAGGGCGTCGATCATGCGCGCCTCCGCTTCTTGGGGCCGAGTGCGGCTTCTATGTCGCCAGCAATCTTCGCTTGGAGCATCGGCGTGACAAGCTGGCAGGAGCGCGGGGCCGACTTGGTGGCGCCGAAGTACCAGATTGTTCCGGCGTCGGCCTCGTCGAGGTTGTTCGGCTGCCAGCCCAGCGCCTTGCACATCGCCATGGCCTGCTGTTTGGGATGGTCGGGGAAGCCGCTTCCGAGGAATGACTTCCGAGCTGTCTGCACATTGACCGGACGCGCGGGCGTCCGTTTCGCCTTGCAGACGTACCGGACGACAGCAACCAGATCCTTCAGGATCGGGGCCTCGTAGACTCCGCGCTGGATCGCCGCCTCATAATAAATCGCGTCGAATTGGTGCTCATCGATCCAACGAATGAGCTTGTTCCCGACCTTAACGAGGGCATCGTCATCGTCGTAATCGCCGCACTTGATAGACAAGAAGCTCGGCGAACTGCCGACCCGTCCTATGACTGCGCCCGTGCACGTCTTCGATATGTCGAGCGCGAGGATCAGCGGAGCCGTCATTTCAGCCCCGCGCGCTTGTCGGCTTCGCCGGACGCGAAGCAGAGACCCGACAGGGCGAAGCCGAACCCGACGACAAGGCAGAGCAGACAGAGCAGGATGACCATCACGAAGCCTCCCTCAGCCGGGCGTTGAACTTGTCGAGATAGAGGTCGACTCCGCGCTGGGAGAGGCGGTTGCGCTCCAGCAGCAGCGCGTTGCGCGCGACGTCCGCGGACTGCCACCCGGCCTTCTTGGCGATGGCATCAAGGCCGAACATCTGCCCGCCCTTCAGCAGGTCGAGTGCGCGGGCCATTTGGATGGACGACGTCTCGTAGCCGCCAGAGCGCCCTACGCTCACGCGCCGCAATTTCACATCAACCGCGATCAGGTCGCCGGGCTCAATTGGGGATGCTGGGACGACTGGGGCGGCCTGGGCGGGCTCCGCGCTCTCTTCTGCAGCCCGTCTGGCTGCGAGCGCCTCAGGGGTCCGAGCGTCGGCGCGAGGATCGCCGGCCTTCCTAGCGATGCTCACGAAGGCGCTTACCGATGACGGAGCGCAGCCGGCCTTCTCCGCGATCAGCTTGGCAGTGAAATTGGTGTTCGCCCACATGTCGAGGACGCGCTCGCCTTTCGAGGGAGACGCATCGTCCGCCGGAGGCTGGGGAGGGGCGACAACCTCCGACGGACGCGCCTCAGCGACGGCGGAGGCCGGCGCGAGTGCGGGAATGGCTTCGTCCGCCGCCGGCGAGGGATCGACGGAGCCTGCCAGCCCCTCCCCCTCGCCGGCCGGCGTGACGAATTCGGCATCTTGCGCGAGACATATGGCGACGCCCTCCCCGGCCGCGCTGTCAGATGCCGCTTCTTCCGGACTTTCACCGGCCGCCGCTTCGTTCTGCGCTGCGGTGAGACTTTCGGGGGTGGCGATTTCTTCCCTCGGCTCGAGCAGCGCGTAGAGCGCCGGCTCGCGACCGCCCTTTGCGCCGCGACGCTGGGGAGCAATGGCTTGCATCCGAACGCGGCGGGTGACGCCCGCGCGCTCGAGGTCGGTATTGGTGTCCCGGATCTGAGCCTTCATCCCGGCGACGGTCGGCGACACGCCGGCACGCGCCATGGCGCTGAGGGTCATTGGCGCCGACATCACCATGGAAAGCAGTTTGGCGCGGCGCTTGGTGGTGTGGACGGCCTTGCCGTCGATCTCGACCGTCTCGCCCGGGCGAGCGGCCTCCTCGCTGATGCGACGGATATGCGGGGCGGTGATGGGACCGCCGCTCAGAAGCGGCTCGGGGCCGCTCTTGTCGAGCATGCCGACCAGCATCTGGACCAGCCGGTCGGTCGCGCGCTGCTGATCTTGAATCGCTCGGACGAGATCGTATGGCGATGCCTGAATCGTCATGCTGCGATCCCCTTCACCATGCTCCGATGCTTGAAGGCGGCGAAGCTCGACGGCGCCGCGACTATCTTCAGGCATGCGGGGCACCACGAAGTGCCTGCTTGGACCGGCTGGCCGCAGACCATCTTCTCGGCGACGGGGGCTTGCTCCCAGCCAGGCTGCGGCATGGCGCACTGGAAATGGCCCCGATCGAGGAAACGAACCGGCTCTCGGGCGACTGGCACGGCCGCATCGAACCTCTCGAGCGCCTTGTCGGCGACCGCCTGAAAGCGCTCGCGGCGCTCCTCGCGATGCGCAGCGCCGTCGGGCGGAAGAGCCCTCGACTTCTTCGGCGAAGCCACCGCCTTGACCGGCGCCGGCTTCGCGACCTTGGCCGGGCGAAGAATGCCGAGCCGGTGGACCTTCCCGATCACAGCGTTGCGCGACGGGCACCCGATCTGCTCCGCGATCTGCGAGGAGGAGAAGCCGTCAGCGTAGAGCTTGCGGAGAGCGTCCTCGGCTTCCGGGGTCCAGGCGAAAGACTTGTCCATCAGAACCGCCTCCCACGCGCTTCGTCCTGCGGGTCGCGATACTCATCGTCGAACTCGCGAGCATCGATCTGAGTGAGATCGCGATAGGTGCACATCTTGAAGACCGCATAGGCGGCCAGGCCGAGAGCGGCGCAGATCACGATGACGAAGGGATCGGACACCATGGCGAACCTCAGTGCTTCTGCTGGATGCCGACGCTCAGCGCCTCGGCATTCGCGCGGCCAGCGACCTGGTCGGCGTCTTCCTCGCCCTCATCGTCGTCAGTGAGGCTGTCGACCGCTGCCGAGCGCTTCTGCGCTGCCTCGCCGAGCGGGAGATCCGAAAGCATGCCGAGCGCGTGCTTGATCTGGTCGAGCGTCTCCTGCTGATCCTCCTCGAGCTCCTCGCGGATGTTCTCGATCTGAACCAGGAGGCGACGCTCTTTGATGACCGCCTTCAGCTCCTTGCGCGGGATGCCCGCATCCTTGGCGCGATCGAAGACCTCGGTGATCAGCTCCTGCACGCTCTTCACGCGCTGGGCGTGCTCCCCCTTGTAGGAAGCGATCGTCTCGTGGTGCCGCTCGATGTCCGTCACGAAGCGCTTCAGGACGGTGGCGTCGAATCCATTGCTCATCAGGCTTTCCTCTTCGCTTGGACGGCGGCGCACGCCTGGCGCGCGTGCTCGATGGCCTTGGCGGCCTGCTGCAGTTCACGATCGATCAGGGTTGCGTCGGCGGGGCTCAGGCCATCGGGCGCCAGTTCGGCGTAGACCCGGGCAAGGTCTGTCGCCTCGCCCATGACCGTGCCGATTGATGAGTGGAGGCAGGGCTCGCCTCGCGGCGCTGTGGCCTCCTGGGCGACGAGGTCGTGCCCCATCATCCCGGCCATGACCTGCGTCACGAGCGGCTTGCCGACGAACGCCTCGAGCTTCGACATCTGAAAGATGTTCATGAAGGCCTCGGGCGGGTCGCGGAACATGCGACCGAGCTGAGCCTTCTTCAGGCCCAGCGGAGCAGAAGCATCACCGCACCCGCCGGCCTCGGTGATGAGTTCCCTCATCGCCGCGTGGATCCGCTTCTCCCTGGGTGTCATCTCGTACATGGGCCGGCTTTCGAATGGGGAGACGGAGGCGGTGAAAATCCCGGTGAACGGTGCCGGCCCCTGCCCTATCTCTCGGGCTGTGAGTGGCTTGGCGGAGCGTTCGGAGGTCGGGTTGAGAGAGGCATCAGGCGGCGACCGGGTTGGTCGCGGGGCGCGGCACGTCAGCCGGCCACTCGGCGCCGTCTGGCCAATTGTCGGAGAACCACTGGACGGCGCGGTTCAGACGGCCGCTGTAGAGATCGCTGCCGGCTTCGATAGCCGCGAGCTTCTTCCCGTCATTGAAGACGCGGGAGCTGATCGTCGTTGTCGATGCGCCGGTGGCGTTGCCATAGGCATGGGCCAGGGCGAGGAGAGCGTTGGTGCCAAGCATGGCACCTAACATCGGTATTTTTACCGCATTGTCAACGGTCGAATTACCGGATGCTCTACGCGCTCCGCGCGGTCAGGTTACCGGCATGCAAAAACTGCCGGAAATACTGGCCCGGATTGATGAGCGGCTGGCCGCGCTGAAGCTCACGGACAATGCGGCATCGAAGCGCGCAGGCAAGCCTGACGCGATCCGAAATGCGCGTCGGGCCGTAAGCTCGCCGAACCGTCAGGGAATCACACTCGCGACACTCGAGGCTCTCGCCGAGGCGCTGGAGACGAACGTTTCTTGGCTGGCCGATGGCGCCGGAGAACCAGAGACTGCTCAGCGGAAGCCCGCCGTTTATTCGGTCGAACCGAATGCCGAAATCCAGCAAGGGCCTGCGTATCTCCCCGCCGCCGGCCAGCTTCCGCACGATATCCCCGAACTGGGAGTAACTGTCGGCGGCAGCGGCGATGACGACAGCGTCTTTGAGCTGAACGGGTCGACTGTCGACTACCACACTCGACCGCCTGGCCTGATGCGCCGGCCGAACGTTTACGTCCTGAGGGTATCGAACTCGAGCATGAGCCCAAAATTTGAAGACGGCTCGACCGAGTACATCGAACTCAAGAACCCTTCGGTCGGCGACTATGTGGTGGTGGAGCTGAAACCGGAAGTCGAAGACGGCGCCGGGCGCTCGTACATCAAGCGACTGGTCAAGGCTGACGCCCGTAAGATCGTGGTTGAGCAATTCAACCCGCCCGGCTTCATGGAGTTCGGACGGAACGAGATCTACCGGCTCTTCAGGGTCATCGACGACAAGAGAGAGCTGATCGGATAACCCCCGCGGGCGCGAGTGTAACCGACGCGCATGCGCTCACGCGTGGGAAACGGCTATAAACCTATATCCAGTATACTCCCTGAACCTCTACTGCTCAGGCCGATCTCGACGGCCGAGCTTCGGGGGCGCTCATAGGCGCCCCACCGAACGTCGAGCCCCTCGAAAGCAAACGATAAGGCTCCAGCACTGCCGCCGCGATCAGGCCGCAGCCCGGCGGTAGAACGGCAGGAGCGCGAGCCGGTGTCGCTCCTTGCAAGCCGAGCAGACGAGCTTGCCCTCCAGCTCGTGGACGTGAGCGAACCCCTTCTCGTCCAAGCCCTGGAGCCGATCTTCATCGAGCCGGCCCCTATGGCCGCACCCGTCACAGTGAACATCCAGCGCCGCCAACTGCCTCAGCGGCGGAATAGGAACCCTCGCATTCGACCAAGCCAAACTCATGACGCCAGCCCTTTTGTTCTCCTTAAGTTCTCATTTACGACTCAGGTCGAGCGAAGAGTCCAGACTGATTCGCAACGAAGGTTGATTTCGGTATTTTTACCGCAATCCTCTTGACGCGGTAATTTTACCGACATACGTTGACCCCCATCAGCCACCCGCCGATGGGGGAAGACATGCTCTCCGCCTACACCCAGAACTGGCTTGCCGAGTGCCGCCTCGCGGCATCGGAGAACGCCGCGGCCGCCCAAGCCCGTGACGCGGCCATTCGCTCCGCCTCCCCCGATGGCATGACCGCCATGGAGCGGACGATCGCCAAGATCGAGAAGACCGCTCGGCTCGGCGTGATCGAGACCGTGAAGCGCAAGGCGCGCTCGTTCATCCGTCGACCCACCGATCTCAATCAGCTCGGCTGGAACCTCTCCCAGGCCGACGGCATCAGCGGCATTCGCGAAGTGCGGCGCATCGCCCGCCAAGACGGCGAGACGCTCCAGCTCGGCGCCGCGATGCTCGCCTTCCGCTGGCTCCGGCGCGCCGAGCGCAACGGCCGCCTTGAAGAGTTGATGTTCGCACAGGCGGCGGAGTGAGCGCCATGGCATTCGACGCTGCCGCCCATCAAACCGAGCAATTCAATCGGTGGGTTTCCGACGCTCAGTCCGAGCTGTCCACGCTCGACAACTACTCGTCGCCCTTCGCGCGCGGGTCAGTCCTCCGCATGGCCACCACGAGCATCAAGGCCGCCCTCTATTACGCCAACAAGCTCGGCTGCTCTGCCCGGAAGGCCCTCTGCCTCCGCGTCCTCAACTGGCTTCGTGCCGACTTGCGGAGGATGCCGGCATGAGCCTCCCCGTCGCCATCGGCTCCGCCGTGATCCTGTGCGTCGCCCTCTTCGCCGGATGCGTCGTCATCCACATCGAAGCCGTCCGCGCGTTCGAGCGAGGTGAAACCCCATGAACAAGCCGATGGTCCTTTCCCCCAAGGCTCGAGCCTTCATCGAGCGTGTGCCGGGCGTGGCGCGGTATCCGATCGAGGACCGCGAGCAGTGGATGAAGATGCGCAGCCGGGATGTGACCGCTTCGGTCGCCGGCGCGGTGCTCGGCATCCACCCGTACGAGACGGCCTATGGCCTCTGGGCGCTCAAGAGCGGCAAGGTCGAAGCCGACCCCGAGGAGACCGGCGCCATGCTGCGCGGGACGCTGCTCGAGCCGGCCGCGATCGAGATGCTGAAGCGCGCCAAGCCGGACTGGCTGATCGACTATCCGCTCGGCCACTACTGGCGCCACGAGGCGGTCAAGATCGGCGCGACGCCGGACGCCCTCGCCTATGATCCCGAGCGCGAAGGCTTCGGCGTCGTCCAGGTGAAGACGGCCGAGCCGATGGTCTTCAACGCGAAGTGGCGCGAGCCAGAATCGCGCGAGATCGAGGTTCCGCTGTGGATCGCGGTCCAGGCTCTGATCGAGGCCAAACTCACCGGCGCCAAATGGGCGGCCGTCGCCGTCATGCGCGTCGGACACGGCGTCGACTTCGACGTGATCGAAATCCCGATCCACGACGGTGTCTGGGCACGACTGATCGACGAGGTTGACCAGTTCTGGAAGCGCGTCGCCACCGGCAATGCCCCGGATATGGACTTCGCCCGCGACGGCGCCCTTATCGCCGGCCTCTTCGCGAACGATGACGGCACCTTGGTCGACCTGTCCGGCGACAACCGGCTCGTCGCAATCCTCGACGAGCGCGCCGGGCTCAAGGCTACCGAGGCCGCGGGCAAGGAAGCCGAGAAGAAGCGCCGTGATCTCGATGTCGAGATCCTCGCCAAGCTCGGCAACGCCACCGCCGGGCGCCTGGCCGATGGCCGGGTCGTCTCCGCCAAGACCACCCGCCGCGCCGGCTACTCGGTGCAGCCGTCCTCCTATCGCCCCGTGAAGATCAAGGGAGAAGCCGCGTGAGCGCCGTCGTCCAGCAGAACCAGGCCCCTGCGGCCAACCCGATCGCCAAGTTGCAGGAGCAGTTCGACACGCGCGAGAGCTCGTTCAAGGCCGCCCTGCCCGCGCATATCCCGGTCGAGCGCTTCATGCGCGTCGTCATGACGGCCACCCAGCGCAATCCCGATCTGGTCGCAGCCGATCGCGTCTCGCTGTTCAATTCGGCTCTGCTGGCCGCCCAGGACGGCTTGCTGCCGGACGGGCGTGAGGGCGCGCTCGTGATCTACAACACAAAGAAGGGCGACCAGTGGGTCAAGTCGGTCCAGTGGATGCCCATGATCGCCGGCATCCTGAAGAAGTGCCGCAATTCCGGCGAGCTGTCGTCTGTCGAGGCGCACACCGTCCACGCCAACGACAAGTTCTCGTATCGCATCGGCATCGACGAGCAGCCGGTTCATGAGCCGGACTGGTTCGGCAACCGTGGCGCCGTCGTCGGCGTCTACGCCGTCGCCCGCCTGAAGGACGGGACCCGCGTCTCCGAGATCATGGGTAAGGTCGAGATCGAAAAGGTCCGGTCCATCAGCAAGTCGAAGGACAAGGGTCCCTGGGTCGACTGGTGGGAGGAGATGGCGCGCAAGACCGTGCTGCGGCGTCTGTCCAAGCGCCTGCCTATCTCGTCGGACCTCGACGATCTCATCCGCCGCGACGATGCGCTTTACGACTTCGATGGCGCCCGTCAGGACGCCCAGCAGCGCGCGCCGCGCTCACTCGCCGGCAAGATGGACGCGCTGGCGAGCGGCGGCTCCAAGCCCGCGGCAATCGAGAACAAGAGCGAGGTCACTGACGTCGAGGACGCAGGCGGCCGCGCACAGGACGACAAGCCGCCGCGCGGCCAGACTGCCGCCAATGCAGAGGCAGACCGTATCGAGGGACCGAACGGCGAGGTTCTGAAGTCTCGCGATGACGATCAGGACGATGGCCGCTTCCCGCCGTCGGGCGACGAGTTTCCCGGCGACCGCCCCAGCCGATCGGCGGCAGACATCGCCTACGAGCTTGGCGCTGAGGCCAAACGCGCCGGCCAGGGCACGCGCGCTCTGCCGGGCGAGTTCCGTGACCCGAGCCGCGAGGCGGAGAAGAACGCCTGGATCGCGGGACACACCGAGACGCCCGCGCCCGTGGAGGCTTGAACATGCTCATTCGCGTCATTGATTTCGAGACGACCGGACTGCCTCCGCACGCCGCCGTGTGTGAGGCCGGCTGGACCGACCTGATCGTCGAGGGCAACGTCTGCGAAATCAGGTCGACCGTCGCTCGGCTGATCAATCCCGGCCGGGCGATTCCCGAGGAGGTGTCCAAGATCCATGGCATCACCGACGCAATGGTCGCCGGCTGCCCGTCGCCGGATACCGTCTTCCGCGAGATGATGGAGGGCGCGGACGTGTTCTGCGCCCACAACTGTGAGTTCGAGCAAAACTTCTTCCGCGGCGGCGACCGGGCGTGGCTGTGCACCTACAAGGTCGCGCTGGTCCACCTTTCCGACGCGCCTTCTCACAAGAACGGCGCGCTGCCGGAATACCTCGGACTGCAGCTCGACCCGGCGCTCTGCGAGCCCGCGCATCGTGCTGGGCCCGACACCTACACGACCGCCCATGTCCTGGCGGCTCTGATCGGCCGCGGCCACGACGTCGCGGAGATGATCGAGATCACCAGCAAGCCCCGCCAGCTCAGCCGCATGCCGTTCGGAAAGCATAAGGGCACCTACATGGCAGACCTGCCCGACGGCTATCTCCGCTGGGGCATCGAGAACATGGACGCGCGCGATGTCGTCGCGGCGATGAAGCGTGAGGTTGAGCGGCGGAGGGCTGCAGCGTGAAAGCGGACCTGAAGCTCACTCGGCCAGATGATGTCGAGGCCACCATCTCGATGACGATGACGCTTGGCGAGTGGAAGGTGCTTCGCGCGGCTCTCGCTGAGGAGAAGCACTATGAGCCCGGCGGCAGGGTGAAGACGGTGATCGAAGACCTGATCCGTCAGGCCTCGCGCGTCTTCTACCCGAGCGACGCGGAGGCGGCCGGCAAATGACCGACGCCCGCGAGCGCAAGAGCCACATCTGGGACCGCCACCCTGACGACTGGTACGTCGAGGACCATTGGGTCTCCGAGCGGCTCTTCGCGTCGGGAGCCTTGGATGGTTTCAAGACGGTACTGGACCCGGCCTGCGGCATGGGGCGGATCGTCCATAGCGCAGCGCTGTCGGGGTTCCGTGCCGGTGGTTCAGACATTGCGCCACGTTGGCGCGGACAGCCGCATCTCGGTGTCTATCGCGTCGCCGACTTCATCAACGGCGCATGGCCGACCGAGAAGCATAGCCGCATCTGGGCAGAGCCCGACGTGATCGTCTCGAACCCACCCTTCAAGCACGCCGAGCAGTTCGCGCGGCTCTCGCTGCAGAGAGCGAGGAAAGCGGTCGTTTTGATTCTGCCGACGACCTGGAGGCACGGTGACGAGCGCTCGCGCTGGCTGGAGACGACGCCGCTGGCGGAGGTGCTCGACATCACGCCGCGACCGTCCATGCCGCCGGGCCCGGTGATCCTGGCCGGCGAGAAGCCGGGCGGCGGGACGAAGGACTTCAGCGTCTTCATCTGGCGCAAAGGCCATGAAGGCCGGCACGTCGGCGGATGGCTGCGGAAGCACGTTCGGGAGGCGGCATGAGCAAGTTCAAGCCACGCTCGCAGAACTGGCGCGAACACCTGACGGCTGGCGAGCGCGAGACGGTGGAGCGCGCCGACGCCGCGCAGGCCGAGTGGAAGCGCCTGCGGGCAGTGCGTGCGGAGATCGCGAGCAAGGCCGCCCTGCGGGCCAAGGCAAATTCGGGGAGGGCTTAGCCATGGCGCGCGATCAGGTTCAGCCCGTCTTCGTCAGCCTGCCCTTGTCGACGGAAGGCATCGAAATAATCAAGCAGGCGCGTAAGCGGATGGGTTTGACGCAAGCGAAATTGGCTGAGGCTGTGGGCTGTCATCAACAGCACATCGCCAAAATTGAGGTAGGCGCCGTCAGGTGGCCTAGGATCATTACGAAGGTTCTGGCTGTTCTCGAATTGAACCACAATGCGGGTAGCATGACTGCTGTGTCGCCCGCCCCCGTAAACGCCTCCAAGCGCGATTTGCGCGAGGTCACGCTGGCCTACGTCCGCGAACACGGCCAGCGGCATGGCCTCCTTGACGCCCTACTCCCACCCGATGAGCAGGATGTGGTTGTCGCGGCGGCCATGCGGCTCATCGAAGCGATTGATGGGGGGCAATGATGGCGCGCGCACTCCCGGCCCGATATCCGCTTCACGGCGCATGGCCGGAGATGATGCGCGCGGATATGGCGGCTGCGTTCTTCGACAGGAGAGACACCAAGGATCTCGCGACGGCTGTCGTTCGGGGCGAGATTCCGCCACCATGCGGGTCGATCGGCACAGGGAAGGCCAAGGAGCCGGTCTGGACCCGATCTTACTGCCTCGCCTTCATTGGCAGGCGGTACGACGCCGGCGCCAGTACGCGCGCACCGTCCGAAGATTACGCTGACCTGGTGTGACCATGATCCGGAAGAAGCCCCGTTACACGAACAAGAAGTGGCTCTCAGGCCAAAGGCGCTGGGCCTACTATTTCACGGTCCCCTCATGGGCTCGTACCCGCGGCTGCAAGGTCGAGGATAAAGCGCTCGGGACTGATCGGGAGGACGCCTTCGATTACGTCGAGACCGTATTGCTCCCGCAATTCGATTCCTGGCGGACGTCGGGTCTATCCGACCTCGTCGAGGTTCGGGGAGCCGTAGGCACGTTCGACTGGCTGGTGGCCTCGTTCAAGGACAGCAAGAAATTCAAGGAACTGAGCGACGGTCAGCGGCGCAATCATGAGCGTGGCTTCGCGATGGTTGCTGACTTCGTCGTGAAGGATGGAAGGCGGGTGGGAAGTCTCGCGCTCACCGGCATCTCGACCAACATGGCGGATAAGCTTTTCGAGAAATTGCTCGTCGTCGAGGAGGAAGACGAGCAGGGCAACATCATCAAGCGCGAGCGGAAGACAACCGTGAACCACGCGATGAAGTCGTGCCGACGCGCATGGAATGTGGTCTGGCGGGCCGAACCCACGACGGTGCCAAAGGTCAATCCATTCGCCCGCATGGGCCTGAACGAGTCCTCGAAGCCGAACGCCGATGCGACCTTCGACCAGCTCAAGGCGTTCGTCGCCCAGGCCGACAAGGAGAAGCGCTCCTCGCTCGGCACCGCGGCGATGATCACCTGGGAGTGGCTGCAGCGAGGCGAGCACATCTTCCGATCGTTCGAGGTGGCGCACTATCGGCCGAAAGAGCGGCCCGATGACGTGCGAATCGTTCACCCGAAGACCGGCAAGGAGGTCTGGTGGCCGCTGTTCGATCCGGAGCAGACCGAGCGCGTGCCGCTCTTCCCCGAGCTCATGGCCCGGCTCGACGTCATCAAGCGCGAGCGCATCGGCGGGCTGATGCTCGTCCGCGACTGGAAGGACGACAAGGAGGGGCGCCCGCTGCCCTGGCCGACCGGGAACAAGGGCGACCTGACCTATATGCGCCACGAGGTGAAGCGCATCGCCAAGGCGGCCGGGCTACCCGAGGCTATCACCTTCACGTCGTTCCGCCACGGCGGCCTGACTGAAACCGGTGACGCCGACATGACCGATCGCGAGATCCTCGCGCAGTCGGCTCAGACCTCGCCGAAGGTGCTGCCGCGCTACGTCAAGAAGACCATGAAGCAGGTCGCCAATGGCGCCCGCAAACGCCGCGCCGTGCGAACGGACGGCGGCCAAAAGTCAGAATGACCAGCAGTATGCTTGTCAGAACGCATCACGGAACAAACGGAGATTCCGCAATGAAAACAATGGCGAGCCCGGCAGGATTCGAACCTGCGACCAGCAGCTTAGAAGGCTGCTGCTCTATCCATCTGAGCTACGGGCCCGAAAGCGAGGGAGCGCCCCCGCCTGTCGGCTTCAATGCGTCCACTGACCGACGCGCGTGAACTTGAAATTGTCGGAATAGGAAACCGTGCGGCGCTTGGCTTCGTTGGGCTGCTCGACGCGATAGGCGATGCCGTTGCGCGTGGCATAGGCGACGGCCTCGGTCTCGCTGTCGAACCAGAGCTTGAGCTGGCTCTTCATGTCCGAGGACGAGGTCCACCCCATCAGCGGCTCGATCTGGCGCGGCGCCTCCGGCTCGTATTCGAGCAGCCAGCGCTCGGTCTTGGCCGTGCCGGACTGCATGGCCGTGCGGGCCGGGCGATAGATGCGTGCGGTCATGAAAGCGCTCTGCCGTCACCAAACCTGTGCAGTCCGCGACGCGAACCGCTTCATGTACACCGCTTGAGATGATGGTCGGGGCACCAGGATTCGAACCTGGGACCCTCTGCTCCCAAAGCAGATGCGCTACCGGGCTGCGCTATACCCCGACAGTCCGCAAGTGCATCGAAACACTCACGAAACTCCCGCAACGTCCAAGCGTCAAGCCGTTGCAGGCCGGAACGCAATAGCATCGGCCGGGCGGTTTGGGAACAGGAAGTTCCCGTAAATTCCCCATGGATGTTCTGCGCCCGTTCCGAAGCCCCCACCCAGGCCCCTCGCCATGGGTGAGCGGACACAGCAGAAGCTCAGCGCCGATCGCGTTCGAGCAGTGATGACGGAATGCCTGTTCGAGGATTCCGAGATCGTCAACGGCAAGCCCCCGGCTGATGCGGTGCTCGTATCGGGCATCGTGAACAGCTACGCCTTTCATCCGGCTCGCGTCGAAGATAGCCGGGCGGCGATTGCCGAAATGCTCGGGGAGTTGCCGGACGAGTTCATGGCTACCGGCGGCGGAGGCATGTCCTTCCTCAACGCCTGCATGGATCGGCACGGCAACCATTGGGCAGAGCATCCGACTATGGGCGCGCTCTTCGCCCTCGGGGAAGCCGCAGGCCTCGCCAAGCCGATCTTCCCGCGCGAGATGTGGAGCATCCTCCCCGGCGGCATGCCCTACTTCGTTGTGACCGTTCCAGTGGCTCCTGTCGAGGCCTCCCCCCATGTCTGAGCGGGCAAGCACGAAGGGGCGGCTGGGCTCCCGTCAGATCAGGCGGCTTGCCTCGCTTGCAGCGATCGGCAGGGCCTTC